GGCCCGAACTCCCCAAGGGTCGAAAGGACAAGGACAAGATCCTCAAGGATGAGTTCAAGAAGGCCCTCGAGGCGACCGCCGAAGCCGTGGGCCACGAGGCATCCACGTTGCGGACCCAGTACCTCGTGCCGGGGCTCGAGGATGCCTTCATGAAGGACGGCACCGTCATCGACAATCTGAAAGATGCGTCGGTCGAGCGCGTGGTCACTGCATGGTTCCAACGAGTGGCAACCAAGACTCAAGGCGAACGGGAGGAGGCAGAGGCGGAACGGCTGGTGCGGCAGAGCCCGTCGAAGAAGCCATCTCGGGACGACAGCAAGCGGGAGCGCATGAAAGTGCAGGACGATCCGGATGTCGATGGGAAAGACAAGGATCTGTCCTTGAACTACAAGGATACGGGAGGTTGAGACCCCCAACCTTGTGTGGCTGGGTAAAGTCCCGCTCCGGAGTTTCAGGCTGGCGGCCCTAACTCCAAACCCCCAGAAACTTCATCTCGGTTTTGGATAGTCTGTCTATACCGGGCCCATATCAGCGAAAGGGTCTGCCGTCTTCGGGCCCGCCCGCGCTCAGACCCCACCGCTTCCGGAGGAAGGATTCCATGACTACCCCACACCTGACCCGGCTTGGTGCCCGCGCAGTCACCTCCGACCTGGATCGCATCGCGGCCCTGTTCCAGGAGCAGCACGCGGTCCTCGGCATCCCCGAGGAGTACGCGCTCCGGTTCGCCTACTACTGTGACGCGATGTCCGACCACGTCGAGAAGCACGCGGTCAAGCTCGCCGAGGCCGAGGAGAAGGCGGACGGTGAGGAAGTCGCGGCGGAGGAGGGGGACAAGGAAGCCTCGGCCAAGACCGCTGCCAAGAAGGCGGAAGCTCCGGTCGAGGACAAGAAGTCGGCCAAGAAGGGTGAGGCCGAGGACAAGGTTGAGGACAAGAAGTCCTCCAAGAAGAAGGGTGAGGCGGACGCCAGGGCGGAAGTCGAGGCGAAGAAGGCTCGTGGCAAGAAGGCCCAGGAAGATGAGACGGGTCTTTCTGTGGACCACGGCGAGTCCGGCTTCGACGCCAACGCCATCGGCGACCTGAAGTCCGGCCCCCAGGAGATCATCACCCCGCCGGTCGAGTCCTGGATGGCCGGGCACTTCTCCCAGGTGAACTTCCAGCAGCTTCGCGACAAGCAGCAGGATGGGGACATCGGGTTCTTCGTCTCCGCCAGCAAGGCTCGCCTCCGTCGCCTGGCGGCGATGTCGGCCCTCTCCGACCTGGCCGACGTTCTCACGATGCTCCACGCGAAGCTCGCGGCCTCGGACATGACCGAGATCAAGGCTCTGGCTGGCGACGTGAAGAAGCAGTCCGAGGCGGTCAGCAAGCTCCGCGACCTGTCGCTCGTCCAGCAGGCGACCGGCATCGTCGAGTCCGATGTGGTGGTCGCGACCGACAAGGTTGTGCAGGCCGTCACCGAGCAGATCCCCTACCTGAAGGAAGTCGTGGCCGGTGTGGACGGCTCGTCCCCCGTGGCTCTCCTCGAGTTCCAGAAGATGGTGGGCGGAGGCTCCCTCAAGGAACTGGTGGCCCTCGGCGCGTCCATCGTCGCTGACGCGGTGAAGGGACTCGGCAAGAAGGAGGACGCCGCCAAGGAAGCCTCCAAGAAGGCCGAGGAGAAGGCCGAGGAGACCAAGGAAGCCTCCAAGACGGCCGAGGAGGTCGAGGAGGTCGAGGAGGTCGAGGAGGTCGAGGAGGTCGAGTCCAAGGAAGCCTCCAACAAGACGGCCGAGGAAGAGGTCGAGGAAGTCGAAGAGGAGGAGGTCGAGAAGACCGCCTTCGCCCAGAAGTACGGCTACGACCTGTTCGCCCGCTGAAGGGAGCAACGTTGACCAACCGTTCTGCCGGTGCTGACTACCAGGCCCTCGCGGCCGAGTTCCGTGTGGGGGATCGCGTGATCCCCTACGGGGCGAGCCGTGACCTTGCGGGTCGCGTGGTAGCGGTGTGGCCGGGCATCGGGATGGTGGACGTGGAGTTCCCGCAGGGTGCGAAGCGGTACGGAGTGGAGGAGCTTCAGCGCCTCAACCATGAGGGCGAGCCCAATCCTCCGCACGACGGCTACGTGCCTGGTGGTGCGGGAACGGTGTCTGTCCCTGGGGGACCTGTCGCACAGGCCCAGGTTCAGCACAAGCCTTCCCCGGTGTCCGTGGACCGTGTTGCCCATGCGTTCGTGAAGCAGGCGCTCTACTGGGCGGCTGCTGACCGTCGCTACAAGGCCACCGCCGAAGAACTCGAATCGGGCCACTACAACTGCCCGAAGTGCAAGAAGGCGGCTCTCAAGCGAGCCATCTACCGTCGGATGAAGGGCAAGAGCGAGCGGCTGTACGGCTGCCCCTCCTGTCTGTTCCTCATCGAGCGGGACTCCATCCTTGGGGACAAGGCGTAGCCATGGCATTCCTCCGAACTGCTAACGCTATCGTCCTTCACCCCCGGGCCACCCCGGGTGGCTGGACGAAGGTCCGCACGGCGGCCAAGGTCAACGGGCAACCGAACCAGAACCTCGCGGCTCAAGCCTCCGAGATTCTGGGTCATGCCTTCAACCCCGAGCAGTACCTGTTGAGCCACTGCACCCTGGTGGCTTCGGTCGATGCGATCGAAGTTCTGGGTGTGAAGCTCGGCTCCGTCAAGGACGGCAACCGCCGCATCCACCGGAAGTTCGCGGACTACCGGGTCACGGCGGAGACGGACAAGTACATCAACAACAACCTGGACTGCTTCTCCCGCCAGGTCTTGTTGAAGTCCTACCGGACGCTCATCGGGGCCCAGAACTTCCTCGAGCACGTTCAGGTGGAGGATCTCTCCAAGGGTCGGGTCATCGACGCGGTTGCCCGCGACATCGGCGACTCCATCTATGTGGACATCCTCGTCGCCACCGACCGCAAGCACGCGGACCTGGTGGCCGACATCGAGAGCGGGCGACTGGGCACGCTCTCGATGGGCTGCTCGGTGGAGTTCACCACCTGTACGCAGTGCGGCAACGTTGCGGTCGATGAGACCGAACTGTGCGACCACATCAAGTACGCCAAGGGGAACGTGTTCCTCGACGAGCGTGGTCGTCGTCACCGCATCGCCGAACTCTGTGGGCATCACTCCGAGGATCCGACGGGCGGTGTGACCTTCATCGAGGCTTCGTGGGTCGCCTCTCCGGCGTTCACGGGTGCGGTGATGCGGAACATCATCTCCCCCGAGGCGCTCAACGCTCGGACCGCGAACAAGCTGCAGGAAGTCCTCTCCTCTCCCCCGCCACAGTGGGTGAACGGTTCGGATGTCCGCGTCAAGGCCGCATCCGAGGCCGAAGTGCTGGTTCAAGATCGAGCGGTGGTCGGGAAAGTCTCTGACCGCCGGGCGCAGTTCGATGGTGGTGAGGAGGGTGGTGGTGAGGCCGAAGCCGCACCGTCTCCGGCTCCTCCTACCAAGTTCGATGAGTTGGAGGATCGCATCCTCTCAACCATCATGGAGCGGATCGAGAAGAAGGTGTCGGACGAGGTTGCGAAGAAGGACCGGAAGCCCTCTCCCGAGGACTCCACCGCGCACCTCAACGACAACGTTCAGGTGGCCCATGCAACCCGGGTTGCTCGTACCGCCTATGCAGCTTCCGTGATGGCGATGATCCGGACCGCATCTTCGGATGCGGACCTGGTCAACAAGATCGCCATCCTGGATGAGTCCTTCGGGGTCAAGGCCCCGGTGGGCGTGTACCGTGCGGCTCTGACCGTGGGGCCTTTGTCCAAGTTCAGTTCGACCGAGACCTTTCTCACCGCATGTCGGGATGCGATGGGCCGGGCCCTCGGATTGTCCGAGGGTCGGGCTCTGCTCCGACTTGGTCGGATCCTCACCAACGCGGAAGGCGTTGCCAACCGCAATTCCACCCCCGAAAAGAACAGGAGATGACGATGAATCGTCAACGCATGACATGGGGCGGGAAGTCGGCCACCGGCCCCGTCCTTCCCGTTGAGGAAGCTGCTCGCAAGGCTGCTGAGGCCAAGCGTGCGTCCGCTCACCCCCAGACCCCCGACGAGGGGATCACCCACCCGGCTGGCTACCCGGACCCGACGCAGCCCGCTGCCTACGAGAACGGTGACACGTCCTCGTGGGCCGAGGATCCGCACCCCGGTCCGTACCGCACCAGCCCGGCTCCCGCCGTCCCCGTGGACGACGGTGGCTACAAGCACCCGGCCACCCAGCCTGGCGCTCCGGCCAAGAACGCTTCCGACCTCCGCGCGGCGGTCGAGCACAAGGCCGCCAAGTGCCTCCGCATCGCTTCCGCGATGCTCGGCTCCGAGATCACGGCAGCGGCCGAGGCCGGCGACAAGATCGCGACCGGCATGATCGAGGACCAGGCCCTCGACTTCATGGATCTCCCCGATGCCCGTCTCGCGGCGACCCTCCGTCGTCTCGAGGCCGCGAAGGAAGACCCCGAGAGCCTGCTCCGCAAGATGCTCGCGAGCGAGGACGGCGAGGAGGAGGTCGAGGAGGAGGAAGAGGTCGAGGAGACCGCCTCCAAGAAGGCTTCCGACGACAAGATGGGCGAGGTCATGTCGATGCTGGCTGCCCTCCAGGCGCAGTTGGCTGAGATGAAGGCTGGCACCGGCCACAAGGCCGAGGCCCCCGTCGATGCCGAGGAGGCGATGCTCGCCGAGATGATGGCCGAGGAAGCCAAGGTGGCTGAGGCCCCCGTGGACGCCGAGGCCGAAGCCGAGGCGATGCTCCAGGCCATGCTCGCGGAGCAGGCGGCTCCGGTGGCCCAGGCCGCTCCGGTCGAGGCCGGCAAGTCCCTCGCCCAGTACCTCGAGGACGACATGGACATCTCCATGGACTCCCTCGACGACCCCATGGGCCTGCTCGGTGACCCGATGCTCCAGGGCGGTGACGACGAGATCCTCGCGTCGCTGTTCGCCTCGGACGTGAAGGTCGCCAAGAAGGCCGAGGACGAGGAAGAGGTCGAGGACGAGGGCGACGACGCCGCCGAGGGTGAGGACGAGGAGATCGAGGACGAGGCTGCCGAGGAGGATGCGGGCAAGAAGGCCGCCGTCGCCAAGGCCGCTTCCGCGAACCTCCGTCCCCAGCCGAAGAAGGCCAACGCCGGTGCCAAGACCGTCGGTACGCAGGTTCGTACCGCCGGGGCTCGTGCCGACATCGCCGAACTCTCGAAGATTTGGGAGTCCGCTCCCGATGTCAGCGGGGCGTTCAAGGGCTGATCTGATTCGACTCGGAGGGGGCAAGTTCCCCTCCGAGTCGAGTTCCGGGGTTTCCGAACGAACTTCAAACCTTCGCCAAGAAACCTTCGATAAAGACCCTATAAATCAGACCCTATAGACGAGAAGGTTGGTCAGGAATCCGCCTGCCCACCAGAACCGTTCCACCACTTCCTGTAAACAAAGAGCGAGGCACACATGCCAATGCTTGGACAGGCGAGCGGCGGGTTCACGGAGTCCTCATCGGCCCTCCGGATTCTCCACGTTGGTGTTCGCAACACCGTGGGCATCCTGACCGACGATGCGTTCACCCAGACCAACCCCCCCATCGTCACGACCACTTCCACCATCTCGGACAAGGTCGACACCTCGGTGCTCGGCGTTCTCTCCGGCTCGGTGGCCTTCACCCGTCCCGACCAGGGCTCGAACTACATCGGCGGCAACGCTGAGTCGCTCGCGTCCGCTCTTCTCGAGACGTATGTTCGTCCCCTCGGGTTGTTCATCAACTCGGCGGCGGGCAACGCCTACGAGAACCAGCCCGCAGCGGCCTCGGGCAAGGGTCCCTACGTCTCGGCGCAGGGCACCTACGGCAACCAGTTGTACGAGACCCAGGCTCTCGCAGCGGTTGCGGGCATCGCCCAGGGCGATGACCTCCGGTACACCGTCGGCCAGGAACTCGTTGCCTCGCGCAACGGCTACCTGATGCCCCGCACGGCCATCAACACCGCCGGTGCCGCCGTCGTCTCTCTCGACGCCGCCACCATCACCGCCGAAGTCGAGCACGGGCTCACGGCATCCACCACCATCGGCATCCTCAAGATGCCTGCGGACTCGATCCGGAACGAGATCGTGTTCGATCAGCGGATCTGAGGAGGAACCCATGACTGGTGCATCAAACGCCGTCAAGGCGAAGATCATCGGCGACTACATCAAGACCCCCCAGGGTCGTGCGAAGCTCGCCGCTTCCATGACGCAGCCTCTCCGGCTGCGCCGCGACTACACCGCCGTCGGCCGCAAGACCTTCCTGGTCGAGCAGCTTCCGGACGGTGCGCTCCCGATCTACGACAAGGATCCGGACGTGACCGCCTACGTGGTCGGTGAGGAGGGGGAGAACATCCTCGCCATCACCAAGCCGCGTCGCGTGATCTTCCCCCTCTTCGAGATCGCCTCGAACCCCGAGATCCCCCTCACCCAGATCAAGGAGCGTCGCTACGATCTCATCGAGCGCGCCCAGGATCTCGGTCGGGCCCAGATCCAGGCGGCCGAGGACGAGCGCGTGTTCGCGGTTCTCGATGCCATCGCCACGAACGGGTTCGACTCGATCGCTGGTGGTGAGAACCCGGACGTTCCCGTCGTCGCCCCGGTCTCCGGTGCGGTCCTCGCGGATGCGTTCGCCCTCATCGAGCGTCACGACCTCCGGGTCGCTCGCGTGTTCATGAACGCCCGGGACTACGCGGACCTCCGCAAGTTCGGTCGCGACATCCTGGACATCGAGTCGCAGCGTGACCTGCTCAAGACCGGTCTGATGGCGAACCTCTGGGGAGCCCAGATCATCGTCAGCCGTCTCGTCCCGGTCGGCACCGTGTACGTCTGCTGTGAGCCCGAGATGTTCGGCCGGATCCCCGTCCGCACCGAACTCACGGTCCTCTCCGCCGACGACCCGAAGGCGCGGACCATTGGGTTCAGCATCTTCGAGAATCTCGGCATCGGGGCGTACAATCCGAAGGGGTTGACCCGGCTCACGATCACTCGGTAGTCGGTCGTAAGGCGGGTTCCCCGCCCACAACCCAAGGGGTCCGTTGATTCAGTTCAACGGACCCCTTGTCGTTTCACAATCCGTCGGGTAGATTCTCAAAGAACCCTCTCGCGGATAGTGTATGACCACCCCCTCCGACCCTGCGCTCCCGTGTACGTCTGTTGCGACAAACGGACGGCGGCGCACATGCAACACTTGTCGGGAGACGTTCTACCTCCCCCCTGACGAGCAGAACATCCGGTGTCCCGCATGTAGGGAGAAGTCGCGGCACAAGCTCTGCCGCAAGTGTCAGTCCCCTTACCGGGACGCATCTGACAAGAACACACGTCGATACTGTGACGTGTGTCAGCCCCCAGCAACCGCTGTGCGGGTGGGCATCTCCGAGTCCAAGGACGTAGATCGTAGGGGACGAGTCCGTCGGGGTGAGGGGGGCCGAGCGGACGACCTTCGGACGATGACAGCGGGCACGAACTCGTGGTGGGGTCGAGTAGGCGAACTCCTATACATCCACCTGTTCCCCTCAGCTTCTGATGTGGTGGCCGAGTATGGCAATCGAGCCCCGTTTGATGCACAGCATCCCGAGCACGGACGGGTCAACGTAAAGACGGCGGGGCAATATCAGACATCGCATGGGCTCCCCGCATGGAAGTTCCAGATCGAGGGGGTGCGAGAGAACTGTGATCATGCTTTTTTCATTGGACTTGACCCCGAACGCACGAAGGTGCTGCGTGCTTGGCTTGTCCCCGTGACTTTCCTCCCCGAACGTCTCAAGGTGATGTCCCCTGCATCACGGGAGTACACCCTCGGACACGAGGTCTCTGATGGGGAGGTGCTACTCCTTGACCGAAAACTCCAAACTCTTCGATCTGCACAGCAAGCACCCCCCGAAGAAGCTACCCCTCGGGTGGACTATGACCGGATTGTCTTGGGGAAGATCGGGGAGGCCATCTACCGTAGGCTTCACCCAGACGCACACCACGAATCCGCCATAGATCCGACCGCCACCTACGACTTCAAGGACGTAGGTGGGGAGACCATCAACGTGCGTGTTCGGAGATGGTCCGAACGGGAGAGTGGGCCGAACCGCTGGACGTTCTTCCGGTCACCAGGATGTACTGCCGATACCTACTACTTCATTGGGGTTGATCGAACGGCACAGGAGGTGCAGGCCGTGTACCGTGTCCCTGCCGTGGACATGCCCGCGCACGGCCTCTCTGTTTCGGTGGGTGGCCCTTCCAAGTGGGATGCTTACCGTGTCCCCTTGGACCTCCCATGTGCTGTCACGACGTTCGTGGGGGTGTCCGATCTGGAGGCTGTCCACATCGAGATCGCCGGGCTGACGGAAGCCCTTGTGGCGGGTATGTCCGAGGCAGAACGGGACGTGCTCGTTCGACGGGCGATGGCGTATCATCGAGTGCTCGGGTTCCCCTATCCGAGCATCCCCTCAGACAAGCACCTGTTGAGTGACATCGCTCGACTCAACGAGTATCGGGCGGAGGGTCGAACCCTCAAACCGGATCCTGTGGGGCTGGGGTTGTGCTCGGCCTACATGCCCCACAGGTTCAACACCCGGAACTCGGATGCCGACTTCTCCGCGTTGGGGGCGTTTGCGGATGATGGCCGCTTCTTGAAGGCACTTCGGTTCAGTCTTCGTGGGAAGAAACCTGGACTCACGGCGGGGCATGTCCGTTCGGCTCTCACTGCACTGAATCGGACTCCTGCGTGTTTCCGTCCGGCCGTCGCTCGGGCACTCATGGACAAGTGGTGTCCCATTGGCGGGGTGGTGTTTGATCCCTGTGCTGGATGGGGCGGTCGAATGGTTGGTGCTCTATCTTCAGGGCGTGGCTACATCGGGGTGGAGCCTGTGACGAAAACGCACGCCTGCCTCTACCAACTGGGGATGCGGGTGTGTGAGACGGCGGGCCTCGACCGGGGTTTGGTGCGTCTCATCCACGCGGAGATTCAGAGTGCTGATCTCACTGGGATTTCGGCAGACTTTGCGTTGACATCCCCTCCTTTCTGGACGAAGGAGGTGTACGGGGAGGGGGCCCGAGAGAGTCTGGGGGTGGGTGCTTGGCGGGAGTTCTTCCTTCGACCGATGTTTCGTCGGGTAGCAGGGGTGCTACAACCCGGTGCTCACTTCGCGGTGCATGTCGCGGATGTCCGGGACGGGGGCAAGGTGGTTCCTTTGGAACAGATCACGGTCGATGATGGGACGGGCTCGGGGTTTGTTCTTGCGGAGACGTGGCGAATGCAGAAGGGGTCATTCGGGGAACAAGCCAAAGACCGATCCGATCCCATCTTCGTGTTCCGCAAGGCGAAGTAGACGGCGCATCCGCATCCCCGAGGAGCTTCGGGAAGTCCACGTCCTCGTTCAGCGAGCGAACCCCACGCTCCAAAGCCTCACTGACTTCAGGGTCGAGCGAGATGCCGACCAGGCTGAGCTTGTCCGCCTTGAGTCGCCGAACGATGACGTTTCCGCATCCTGAAGCACAGGCATCGAGCGTTCCCGCCACGCAGTGCCGGAAGGCAGGGTCTTCGAGGGTCTGTATGTCTGCGATGAGGCTCTGGGCCCAGGTTTTCCACTCGTTCGTCCGGTTGGTCCAGTGTTGCTTGGCTTGGCGGCGATCCATCCGAAGTCGAGTCCTCCCCTCATGCTCTACCTACGCACACGGTCGGTCTAAACGGAACCCCTTCCGCGTAGGGAGGGCAGGAGGCATATCCGATGATCAAGAAGCGGAACGCGCACGAGTCCTTTCTGGGTTCCCCACACAACACCGTCATCCACCTGACCGACCACAACAAGGGGGACGGCCAACTTCGACTCGAAGGGGTCGGCCCCTCTTGGTACGTCCAGGACCATGTGTCGCCGGGCTCCCCGTCCTGGTACTACAACCGAGGCCACTACGAGTGGGACCAGTACAAGGTCATCGGCCGAGCCTCCCCCGAGTACGAGATGTGCTTCGGCCTCCGGGTCGGCGAGGACGGCCACGTCCGCCCCTCCTCCGTGAAGACCGCGACCATCTTCAAGACGAAGGAGGAGGCGTCTGAGATGGTCGAGAAGTGGCTCGCCGATGGTGGCCCCAGCCTCGCCCTCGAGCACCCCAATGAGACGGCCGCGAGGGCTCGCATCGAGCGTTCCGCCTACTCGTACAGCAAGATCGTGCGGCTCCTCTCAGGGCTGACCGATGACGACCTCCGGAAGCTCTCCGAGTCCTCCCTGAAGCAGATCGCGAAGCGGGAGGAGAACGCCGCCAAGGAACTTCTCAAGGCCGAGGCGAAGCGCCTGAAGGCGGAGGAGAAAGCCCGTCTGGCTGCCGAGAAGGAGGCCAAGAAGAAGGCCGCCGTCGAGGCCAAGGCTCTGAAGGACGCCGAGAAGGCTCGCAAGCAGGCGGAGCGGGAGGCCAAGCAAGCGGCTGCGGCGGCCAAGAAGGCGGCCAAGGAGGCCAAGAACGAGCCCCTGGCCGCGTCGGCTTGATGGGAAAGTTGGGTCCGCCGGGTTCAGATTTCTCGTGCCCGGCGTAGAGTAGGGTGTCCGAGAGGACTGGTGGGCCTGCCTGAAGGTACGGCAGGTAATATCGAAGACAGTGTCCTGTGGCTACGCACATCGCATGGAGCAGCATCGAGCTTCTCCACAACGTCGTTCGCACGCTCAATCACCTCGCCGCCCTGACTCCCGAAGAGGGCGGTGCTCCACTCCCCAAGGTGCTCTACAAGGCGAAGGTCAAGCTCCACGGGACGAATTGTGCCGTGCAGGTTCACGCCGATGGCATCGTGACCCAGAGCCGGGAGACCATCCTCACGCCTGAGGCCGACCTCAAGGGCTTCTCGAAGTGGGCTCATCTCCACGAGGCGGCGTTCCGGAAGCTCCCTGCGGGCTTCACGGTGTTCGGTGAGTGGTGTGGCCCCGGTGTCGAGCCGGGGATGGCCATCTCCGCTCTCCCCGGCAAGCTCTTCGCCGTGTTCGCCATCCAGGTGGGGGACGGCGAGGGAGCCGTGGTCGTCACCGACCCGATGGAGATCGCGTCCTACGTCAACCCGCACGTCATCCCGGGCGTCTACGTGCTCCCGTGGATGGACGGGGTTCACTTCTGGCTCGACTACGCCAACGAGGGAAGCCTTCAGGTCGCTGCCGACCTCCTCAACGGGGTTGTGGAAGCGGTCGAGAAGGAGGACCCGTGGGTGAAGGCTGCCTTCGGCGTCACGGGCATGGGGGAGGGCGTGGTGCTCTACCCGGTGTCGGTCGCCAATGGTCGTATGCCTGAGAGGCTCGCTCGGCTCATGTTCAAGGCCAAGGGCGAGAAGCACCGCACGACGCGGGTGAAGGAGGCCGTCCAGGTGGCCCCCGAGGTGGTCACGTCGGTCGGAGGGTTCGTGGGCCTGATGGTCACGGATGCCCGGCTCGGGCAGGGCCTCACCGTTGCGTGTGGTGACATCAAGGACCCGAAGCTCACGGGCAAGTTCCTCCAGTGGGTCACGGCGGACGTGAAGAAGGAGTCGGAGGCTGAGCTTGAGGCTTCCGGGCTCGTGTGGAACCAGGTCGAAAAGGCGGTCCAGACGAGGGCTCGGGAGTGGTTCCTGGCTCGATAGAGGTTTGATAGGGCTCCTGTGGATGAGAAGTCATCCACTGGAGCCCTCATGTCGAATCTCCGTTCCGCCGTGATCCGTCTTGCCCACCAGAACCCATCGCTCAGGGCTCATTTGTTGCCCTTGGTGAAGCAGGCTCGGGGCGAGATGGACACCCTCATCGAGAACGACAAGGTGCGGGTCACATGGGCCGACCACCCGGACAACCGCATGGAAGTCCAGGAGATGCCTGGGAAGCCTGTGAAGCGGCGGCTGCGGAAGCGGACGTACAACACGGGCCAGTACGTCCAGTGGTTCCACCCCGGGAGTGCGTTCCTGATGGAGAACATCAAGAACGACGCGAAGCTGTCGAGCGGGATGGGGTTCGACCAGGTGGTGTCTGCGATGGACAAGGCGTTGGAGGACGCCAAGGACCGTCTCATCGCCGAGTCGTTGGAACTGGTCGAGAAGTACCCCCGTGAGAAGTACCCTCATGCGGCCTACCAGGTCTACTCCGAGGCGGACTTCACGAAGCTGGGCTTCCCACGGTCCATCGTGTGGAACGACGAGGTTAGCTTCCTCGAAGTTGAGCCTGCCAATTACAAGCCCGTGCAGTTCCGAGGCAAGGACTTCGGCGGGACCGCCAAGTGGAACGAGTTCAAGTTCTACGCGGACAAGGACGACGATGAGTTCATGCGGCAGACAGAAGGCATGCAGGCGTTCTACAAGTCCCTGTCCGCCGGTGGGGCTCGCAAGTTGTTCAAGTTGCTGAAGGCAGATCCCGAGGCCGTGAAAGCCATGAACGAAAGCCAGTTCAAGGACTTTCTGAACAGGAACAAGATCGGCTACGACTACGTCCCAACCGTTTGGCGGTAAAGAGGCAATGCGCCTCCCAAAGCATGGGAGGCAGGCATGTCCAAGAGAGCGTCGCTGGTCTTCTTCTACTTCGGCGAGGAGAGCTACGTGAACCGCCTCGCGCAGGAGACGGTTCCTCTGAAGCTCGCGCTGGAGGGCTACGACAAGGCGGTCCTCCTCCATCACGCCACCAGCATGGGCCCCTTCCAGGTGTCGGATGCGGACGCGAAGCACGCGGACGTGGTGGACATCCCGACCAAGGAGAACCTGGTCAAGCACCTCAACGACCTCGGGGCCCAGGGCTTCGAGGTGGACCTGTACGTGTTCTCCCACGGGTGGAACAAGAAGTTCCGGGTGTCGAACGGCACCTACGGGGACAACGGCTCCGTGTCGGCGTCGTACATCGAGGCGAACGTCAAGTACCCGTGCCTCCGGGCGGTGTGGCAGTGCAACTGCTACGGCTCGACGATGAACCCGACCTGGATGAAGCTGGGAGCCAAGGCGGCGGCGGGAAGCCGGTTCGTGAACTTCTACCCGACTCGCTTCAAGGGCTTCATGGACGCCTGGAAGAAGGGGGCCACCTTCTCCGAGGCGCTGACGACCTCGGACACGGCCATCGTTCGCACACCGGTCCACATCTACCTGGTGGCGGACGCGGCGGTACGGGTCAAGGAGTGGGGCGGCACGTTGGTCACCGCCACACAGGTGCTCGGGAACAACGAGCCCGCCGAGAACTACTTCCGCGAGTGTTGGATCGGTTCTGACTGGCAAGCCGGGAAGTCCGGCAAGCAGAACGCCAACTACTCCTCGTTCATGGTTGTGGCGGGAGACCGCACTCTCAAGCGGTAGTCCCTGTCGTTGTTTCGTCTATACGCCCCGAGGCAGAGAGAGGACACGCCATGCCTGCATTCGACCTACAGCGCGCCGAGGAGTTGTTCCAGGACATCCTCGACGAGCATGCGGCTCTCTCGGTTGAGGCCAAGGGGTTCGGGCTTCGTCTGGCGGCCCTCCCCCGTGGGTTGATGCCTCTGGCGGATGCACAGCGGGTCGTGGTGGACTTCACGTCCAACACGACGAAGCTCCGCACGTTCTTGGGCACCCTCTACGGCGTGCGGGACATCCCTTCGGAACTGAGGGATGACATGGGGGCCTTGCAGGCGAAGGCGGCCAAGGCACTCAAGAAGTTCGAGGACGATCTGAAGCAGGCCCAGGATGCCATCGCCAAGTACGAGGATCTCCTCGTGGGCGAGCACTTCCAGGAGGCGTTCGAGGCGGTGCGTCATGCCGTGCTCGACTTCGACCTGGCCGACGACGTGGACATCGACTTCAAGACGGACCTGTCCCTGGACACGAACCCGGCCTACGGGGTGGGTTCGGTCATCCTCAAGAAGGGGACCGCGAAGGCGTATGTGCTGACGATCGGCTACCGCGCCGTGGACGACTTCTACTGGGGCAGCATCGAGTCCGGGAAGCGGTACAAGACGTTCAAGAACATCGTCACCAAGACGGGGCGCACGAAGCTCCCCAAGTTCGTCCGGGAGTTGGTCGAGCAGGTGAAGGCGCTCGACGACACGGATGCGACTGGGGTGTTCCGCTCGCGGAAGAAGGTCGAACTGACCATCGAAGACCCGGCCCAGGTCGCGGCCGAGTTGACGCAGTTGATCGAAGCGCACCTGAAGTCCGCCAAGACTGGGCTGAAGGAAGTGACTTGGGCGACACGGGTGGGCGTAGAGGGTGGCACCGGGTCGGGTGCCGTGGCGTTCAATGGGTGGGGCTGGGACTTCCCCGCGCCGATGAACGACGAGTTCTTGTCGTCCAAGTTCCGCTCTCTGGTCGCCGAGCGCGACCGGATGGCGGCTCCGTTCACGGTGACCACGGCCAAGGCCACCTGGCGGGTCACGCCTGTCGTTCAGAACTGGACGGTGACGCTTCGTGAGAACGGCCAGGGTTGGAGCGGCGTGAATGTCACGACCGAGGCCGACATCACCAAGCTGGTCGACACCAAGTTCCCCGAGCGAAGCAGCAACAAGCGGACGCTCGACCAATGGCGCACCATCGCTCGAGCACGCGGAATCGACCCCGCTCCGATGGGTCGGAGTCCGTCCCAAATCGAGCGGGCGCTCCAACTCCAGAACAAGGGCTTCAACTCGATCCGTCAGAGCTACACCCTGCGCTTCAACATGGTGAGGGAGTCGAGCCGTACCGCCGCACAGCGGGTCGCGGACGCCTACTTCCAGAACCGCACGGCGGGTGCATGCGGCTTCGACAACTACGTGGACGGTGCGGATCCGAAGAAGGCGTTCCGCGAGGCGGTCGAGGAGTCCCGCTACATGAAGGGCCACGACAGCTACTCGGGCACCATCAACGAGAAGCACAGCTACGAGATCCGCAGCCGCGACCCGATGACCCGGTCCCAGGCGTATGACTTCGCCCACAAGGACATGGACAAGAACGACAAGTGGGGCCCCGCCTTCGCTGTTCCGGTGACCGAGGAGCGGCTCCTCAAGGAGGAGAAGGTCACGGTCATCGTCGAGGCTCGAAACGATGCAGATGCCGTGCGACAGGGCACGCTTCGCATCAAGGCGACGGGACGCATCCCCCCCAAGGCGTCCGTGACGGTCGAGAAGGTCGTCGTCAAGAAGACCGGCGGTGGCCCCCGTGTCTCCACCTACGAAGTCACCGCCAACCGGAAGCAGGTGGTTCTGGGTGAAACCAAGGGCTGGCTGTTCTACGGCTACGCTTCCTGCTGATCTGGAGTTCCCATGACTACCCCGAGTGCCTCCCGCGTCGCAGCCCGGCATCTGGAAGCCATCCGCTTTCCGCCGATGCCACGCTCCTCCTACATCCCGACCCACATGCGGGACCAGGCTCGTCTCGTCCAGCCCGAGGGCACGGACCTCGCCATCTGGGTGTGGGAGGACGGTGACCGGTTCATGGGCATCGCCTTCCAGGGGAAGTCGGACAAGCCTCTGTGGCACTACCGCTTCCGGGATGATGCTGGGCGTCAGCGGGAGATCGATCAGACCATCGCCGCCCGCAAGTCCACGCTCAAGTACAAGGCCGACCGGCTCCAGGAGCGGAAGGACTTCCAGCACGACATCAAGGTCGGGGACATCTTCTACACCTCGTGGGGCTACGACCAGACCAACGTGGACTTCTTCGAGGTCACGGCGTTGAAGCCGAAGGCCGTCGTCGTCCGCGAAGTGGCCTCCAAGACCGTCCGCGAGGAGCGCGGGGCCGACTACGTGTCCGCCGTGCCCGGGGCCTACGTGGGGCCTCCGCAGACCAAGGTGCCGCAGATGGGCAACACCCTCAAGATCGAAGGGCATCACGCCAGCCGGTGGGACGGGAAGCCCAAGTACGAGACGGCCTCGGGCTTCGGTCACTGATGGCCGATCTACGGGCCAAGGTCGTCCGACTGGCGGCACAGCAGTCGCCAGGATCGCCCCTCCAGAGGGTGCTCCTGGCGGCGTTGTTCCCCTCGCTGTTCGACATCGGTGACCCCGTGTGGATCGAAATCCAGGGGCAACGCCTGGCGGGCCACATCCGAACCGTCGCCTTCGCCACCGGGAAGGTTCGCTACGCGGTGAAGGTCGAGTCTTCGACCTTCCGTGCCGTGGACTCGGTGTGGGTGAAGCCCCGCCCCGAGGGAGAGAAGGTCGAGTTCGCGTTCGACAACGAGGGCTGACTACCAGCGGTAGCCGTAGCCGCCGTAGCTGTAGGAACGGGCCGCCCGAGCCTTGGCCTCCTTCTCGGCCTTGGTGAGCGGGCGGAATTCCTGGGTGACGTAGTTGCCGCCGCCGCCCTCGGAACGATTGTCCCGGTTGTATTCGTCGTTTCCGACGATCTTGCCGCCCGAACCCCGAGTCCACTCGATCTTGCCGAGGAGCCCGAACAGGAGCTTGGCCATCGGGTAGGCGCGAGCGTGCTCGATGGCGTGGTTGTTCTCCGACACCGACCAGACCACCGTGCGGTCCGCGTTGCGGAGGGTGATGCAGCCGTCGCCGCAGTCGAACTGGGCATCACCCGTGAGGGCGATGAGGTTCAAGTCCTTCTTCTTCGGGGTGCGGAGCACGGTCTTCTCGGCCCAGGGCTTCGCCCCTTCCGCCACCGTGTAGAGGAGGTTGAACAGCCGGCTGTGCCGCGACAGGGCTTGCTCGGAGCCTTCCATCCCGAAACGGTCCATCCGACAGCCGCTGAACCGAGCCAGGGCTTCCTTCTCGGCCGAAGCGCGGTTGTCCCCACGCTTGCCCTTGGAGGCCGCCTTCATGGCCTCGAGGGCCTTCAGGGCGTCCGCGAGGTCGCGCTCTTGGGCGTCGTTGTGGGCCTTGATGAGCGTCTTGCGGAAAGCAGTCCACTCGGCCGTCGGGATGATGATCGAGCCGTGTTCCGATTCGTAGCAGGACATGTGGGTGTCTCCCTTACACCCCCTACTACGCACGGTCACCCGAGAACTGAACCTTACGGCCGTCCGAATTCGACGGGGAACTTGACCTCGCGCTCGAGACACAGCGGGATGACCCACCGAAGGTTGGAGATCACGGGGATCTTCCAGAGAGAGGAGATGTCGTGTCTCTCGATGGGCTCGTCCGTCGTGGACGCGGCCTCGAAGATCGCGTCGGTAGCGGTGTAGAAGAACCGAAGCTCGTAGTCTGGTCCCGTGAACGTGACCGCGTGATGCCACTTCTCGGCGGGCACATCGAGCCCCGTCTCCTCCTTGAACTCCCGCACCATCGCGGGGAGGAAGTCCTCCCCCGGCTCGAGCTTCCCACCCACCCCGTTCAGGAAGCCGGCCTGCCACGCGGGACGGTTCTTCCTGATGAGAAGGATGGTGCGAAGGTCGTCCGCAAAGGCGATCCCGACGACGTACTGGTACATCGTCAGGACTGTGGGAGGTGTGGAGCGACGAGTTGCTTCACCGCCGCGTAGCCACCCTGTGCGCCGGATTTCCGATCCACCACCTGACCTCCCACGAACAACAGCAACGTGGGCAGACCTGTGATCCCGTGTTCCCGGGCGAAGTCTGTGTACTTGCTCGCATCGAGCTTCACGACCTTCAGTACCCCAGCATGCTCCTTGGCCACTCGTTCGACTTGGGGCCACAGCACCTTGCACGGAGCGCACCAGTCGGCCCAGAAGTCCACCAACACGGGGACAGTGGACTCAAGAACCTCGGCTTGAAAGGTGTCGGGGGTGATGTCCACGGTGTCCTCGGGTAATACAGGGGGTGAGCTTCTTCGACCCTACCCAACCCCCAACACCTCCCGACGCCATCTGCTACTTCGATGGTGCGTGCGAGCCTGTGAACCCCGGCGGGACCGGCGGTTGGGGGTTTGTGATCCGGGACTTCACGGGGGTCGTGCTCAAGGAAGAGCACGGGCGCATCGCCGCTGGACCCAACACGACGAACAACGTGGCGGAGTACGTGGCGGCCGGGATGGCGGTCAGAGCCTACAAGGAACTCAACCGGCCCGGTCCGCTCTTGCTGCGGGGCGACTCGAAGCTGGTCGTGATGCAGATGCGCGGAGAGTGGCAGGCTCGCCAGGGGGCCTACATCCGCGTGCTGGAGAAGGTTCGGGCGGTGGTGGACACCTGTGCCTTCGAGATCCGGTGGGAGTGGGTGCCCCGAGAACAGAACAAGAGGGCGGACGCCCTCTCGAAGCTGGCCCTCGAGGAAGTGGGCATCACGCCCGCCGTCCGGAAGCGGTAGCGGTCAGAACGGGACCACCACGTCGTCCTTCGCCTTCGCCTTCGGAGAAGGGGCGGCCTTGACCTCGGGCTCGCCCGTCGGGAGGGTGACCGGGCCTTCCACCCGGACCGCCTCGCCGCTGTTGGCCCACACCACGTCCGCATAGCGACCCTGCACCTTGCGGCTGGTGAGGGCGATGCCGAAGCGGTCGTCCTGGGAGAAGAAGCAGAGGCCCACCTGACCCGTGGCGAGGATCTTGGCCCCCGAGTCGCGGACGGGGCGGGAGTTCCGCTGGCCCTCGACGAACTCGGCCCAGGTCAGCCCGTCGGGCTTGGTGACGTTGGCCGTCGCGTTGGAGGCGGCGGTGTAGTGGACGTGGCCCGAGGCGTCCTTGATGCCGATGCGGGCTTCCCCACGGAAGGAGTCCGAGCCTTCCCACACGACCACGCCCGCCGTCCCGACCGGGACCTTGCGGCCCTTGACCACCGTGACGGTGCGGCCCTTGGTCGGAGCCAGGGCGGAACGCTTGCAGTCCGCCTCGTACTGCTTGGCACGCTCCTCGGCCTCGTACTTCATGCGGGCCTCGTGGGCCGCCTTGGCCGCCGCTTCGACACGGGCCTTCCAGTCAGCGATGACCTGGGCGGGGGCGTCGATCTCGGCCTTGTAGTTCCAGCCGAACTCGGTGGTGCCGAGGTGGATGGTCTGGGTCGAACCGTCGTCGAGGAGGACGACGGCGTAGGACACGTCGTCCCACACGTCGGACATGATCCGCTCGACCTTCGAGTAGATGTCGAGGACGCGACCAACGTGCTCGGACTCATTCGCGACCACCACCACGGTGGTCTTGGTGGCGTCGTCCCACTTGCGGTCGATCTTGGTGAGGGCCATCGGATTCTCCTGTACCCTCACTACGCGGTCAGACCCCAGGGCTGAACCTCTGCGGGTGAGATTCTTCGCGGGGGCGCGTGCAGACCCACCGAAGTCCTCGTTCTGACCGGTGAAGGTCGACCCGAAACCGCTCGAGCGCGAGGTGCAGTTCGAGTTCGGGGTGCCAGCGGAACATCGTGATGTCGGCCCCCTGTCCGCGACACCACTGTAGATGCCCGACCCGTCCCCCTCGAAGGTCGGGGATCCACCCGGACGCCTCCACGTACTGACGGCCCTCGTGTTCGTAGGACTTCAAGGCCCAGCGAGGGCGGACGAAGGAGTTGAAGACGAACTTGCCGCCAGGTCGCAGCAGGTTCCAGATGGCGTGGGTGAAGTCACCTCCGACGGGCGGTCTGTGGGACTCGTGCTTGAGGTCGATGTAGGCGATGGCCTGACGACAGATGATGAGGTCGTAGGTGTCTCGTTCGGGGATGACGTCGAGGATCCGTTCGGCCCTTCCGCGAACACAACGCACCCCTGAAGCCCCCTTCAGCCTCGGGTTGAGGTCGTAGAGGGTGATGCTCTTGGGGTCCGCACCTCGACGGAGTGCTTCTTGGGTCACGGCCCCTGTTCCGCCACACAGGTCGAGGAGCTTCATGCCTGGCTGGTAGCCCGCGAGGTCGAGAAGTTCCCCGGGCTTCACGAGCCAGCGGGCGTACAGGAGGTCGTACCGTTCTGTGGTGCAAGAGAACAGGTTCATCGCAAGATGATCTCCCCGTCGGCGTCCACACAGGCCACGAACCCGTGCCCCGCGATGTTGAAGGCCGGGACGGCCGGAAGCTCCCGCAGGTTGTCCCGTTCGGTCCCTGGAGGGGCATAGGGGACGGTCGGAATGCCCGGAAGCTGCTCGTGGAGATGGAGCACGGCGGTGGCTCGAGGGTGGTCTTTCCACTTCTCCCAGAACCGGATGAGGAGTGGGGCGTTGAGGGTGGCCTTGGGTCCGGGAGCCACGTAGATGCGGTGCTGGGAGAACTCCTGCTGTGCAGGAGCCCAGGCGGCGTCCCCCGAGGTGAACATCTCCCCCTTTTCACGCGGGGACAGGAGATACCCCTCGGCCATGGTGGGCACGAGGAGGCCGCCGAACACCCGGTCGTTCCCCGCCTGACGGTGGGTGAACCGCTCCCGGTATCGGTCCACGATGCGGTCGAAGAAGCCGACGGAGTTCTTGAAGCGGGGGTCGCCCTTGATCTCGCTGATGTCCGGCCCTGACCGGAACGTGGCGAAGTGCTTGTCGTCGATGACTCCTTGGAGAGTCCGGAACAGCCGCTCGAAGTCATCGTCGAAGTCGATGACGGTGCGGTCCTGGAAGACCAGTTGCTTCCGCTTGAGCCCGTGGCCCATGTCGTTTGCGAGGACGACATTGCACTTGGCGGTGAGGACGACGTGGTAGGCCGCTTCGATCAGTTCGTCCTGGGACGCCCCGATGAGCATCTTGCACCCGATGAGGGTGAGGTCGGGGTTCCACTCCCGCATCCGGTTGATGACCCGGGGTGCGAGGACGAAGGGGATGTTGATGGTGTCCCCCTCGTTGTAGCCCTTGGTGGGCATCTTCCCTGGAAACGGCAACTCGGGAATCCAGTTCACGACGGCTGCGGCCATGACGGCGACATCGTGGGTGCGAGCCAGCTTCTCGCACTTGGTGGCGTAGTCCCAGTAGCCCCGGTGCTTGACCACTTCGAGTTGAGCATCACGCGGTAGACCGACGAGAAGGTCGGCCGTCACTCCGGTCATCGTGTCCGGGATGAGCACGGTGACCGGGTAGTGGCGTTCGGCCAGCCAGCGGGCAAAACGGGTCGCCCAGATGCCACGGACGCGGTTGCCGACGATCTTGTTGTCGTCGAGGGGTCCGTAGACTGCTCCAGCAGTGATGAGAACTCGGGGTGCAGACATCGAGTGGTTCCTCTCCCCCCGTCTACGCGGCCCAGTCGTACAACAGCGTGAGGATGCCTCCTGCCAGCGAGAGGAGTCCGAGCCCCCCGCCGATCACGAGGACGAGCCCGCTGGAGGCCATGCCTCCCATCGCCTTCCCGTGGTTTGTGGACTTCTCATCGAAGTCCTTCGACGAGTCGGTCATGTTCTTGACCGCGAAGCTGAAGGACCCGAAAGCCACGACGCCGAAGGCGATGAAGGTGGCGACGAGCAGAACCACACCGAGGCCGATGAGGCCGAAACCGAGATCGATCAAGGGAACCTCCTGACCTCCCTACGCTGTGGGGGGAGGTTTCTGAACGTCAGTCGTCCGACAACACCGAACCTCGTCCCACACCCGGAGACCGGTCCTCGTCGCCCAACGAGCCATCCTTGAGCACGACTCGGACTTGAGTGCGGAGAAGCCGTGCTGTCGAGCCGTCAGGGAGGCGGACGAACACGTATTGCTCGAAGCCCGGATCACAGCAGTGAACGGTCAGACCCACCATGGACGGGGTGCGATTCCTGGCTTTGAGCTTCTGGTTCCTCTCCGCGAAGCCCGGGGGGTCGGCCACGATGCGGAGCTTCACGCCCGCCCGGATCCGCGAGTCCCTCGCCCTCTGCCGTGCAGCTTCCCTCTCCTCTTCCGCCCGTCGGGCGGCATCGACGGCCGCCCGTCGAGCCTCCTCGGCCTTTTCCTTCGCGATCTTCTTGGCTTCTTCGGCCTTCCGAGCGGCTTCGTTCTTGAGATCAAGCTCCAACTTCCGCCACGTCAGCCACTCGTCGTGGAGCTTCACGAGGTCGGGGGTGGCATCCACCTCCGCCTGCATGGGGAAGATCGGGTCTGGCTCCAGCGTGATGGCGTCGGGCTTCTTTGTGAGGAAGTCCCATACCCAGACCTGATCTCCCTCGACGGCCAGCACGAGCCCTTCGTAGGTGGACTCAACGTAGACCGGGGGTGTGGGTCCGACGCACCCCGAGTCGCAGAACGGTCCCCGGACTCCGCCGTGCTGCACCTGCCCCCGAAGCGGACAGGAGCCCCCGTGAAGGATTCGGCCGGCTTCGTGGCCGGGGATGTTCGTTCGCGCCTCAACGTTGAGGTGCGGGTGGGATTTTGGTTCGACGCGACGAAGAATGGCCACCGGTGCCCCCGCACGCTCTACGCGACAGCACCCACATTCTGAACCTGTTGTCGGTAGCGTCCCTATGCCGATCGAGAAGTGAGGTGCGTATGTTCAAGAAGACGAGCGACGGGATCTCGAAGCCGGATGTGGCGGACAAGGATGGGCGTCCGCTTCCGAAGCGGGACACCCATTCTCAGAAGGCGTCCCAACTGCCCGGAGACAACGCGGGTTCCGCCCCCAAGGGCTCGCCTCGGGGGTGAGCCGGTACGCCGACTATACCCCCCGCGAGGCAACGGAGTCCTTCATGTCCCATGACCTCCGCGCCAAGGTGATCCGCCTGGCGCACAGCCGGCCCGACCTTCGTCCCCACCTGCTTCCCCTTCTGTCGAAGGATGCGCGGACAAAGGAGGCGTGGCTTCGGATCCCGGACGATTTCATCGACTTCGGTTTCCGAGGTGATGGGGCCGAACCCGCCGGAGCCCACATGGCCTCCGAGGTCAAGGAGGTGGTGCAACAAGTGAAGTCGCACGCCAAGGTTTCTTGGAAGCATCTCGGAACGGAGTTGCTGCAGCTAAAGGGTGTGGACAGGAAGCCGGAGTTGTCGCGGACGGCGGTGTACTCGGCCTTGGCGGATACCTACAAGGATTTGGCCGAGAAGGCCGAGGCGTACTTCAAGGCCCTTCCGTGAAATGCCACGGGAACCACTACTCACCCTATAGCTCGCCGAGATGAGGAGAGTTCGTGGCCCACTCCAACCTCAGAGCCGCAGTCGTCCGCCTGGCTTCCCGCCGGGCGGATCTGCGCCCACACCTCCTGCCACTGTTGATGCCCCCCGAGGGTAGCAACCCCGTGGCTCCTCCGGCTCCGGCGGCCCCAATGATGGCCCCCGTTCCGGCTCCGATGACGGCTCCCGTTCCGGCTCCGATGATGGCTCCTCCGGTTCAGATGATGGCTCCGGGTGCCATGCCGTTCGTGTTGCAGTCCCCACCCCAGCCCTCGCCGGTCATCTTCCAGTCCGCCCCGGCTCCGGCTCCCGTCATCGTCATGCCCGGAGCGATGCCCGCAGCCCCGGCGGCCCCAGCCGCTCCCGCCGCTCCCGCCGCCCCGACGGGTCCGACCTTCTCGGCTCCTCCGCCGACGACCCTGACGGACTTCGGGTCCGGGGTGTTCGTCACGAGCCGCACGCAGCACGAATTCGACGTGGACCTCGCCCCCGAGATGACCCGCATGCTGCAACTGGGCATGTCGAAGGACCAGGTGTCGGACTGGGCCAAGATGCGAGTTCGTGAGGCGTTCCGCATCAAGGACTCGCTCTACATGATCCTGATCCGGTACCAGTCAACGTTCGAGAACGACGAGCAGTTTCGGCTGAGTCTCGAGCGGGCCATCGACATCTGGCGGGTGACCGAGGGTAACGCGGCTCCTTCGGAGGTGTAGCATGGGCTACGGCCTCCTCCTTCGCGTCACGCACACAGGAAAAGCCGGCGACTCCATCCATGTCTCGGACATCCGGGACGGGATGGACGTTCTGGGCGGGGCATCCCCCCGGGTCCTCGACAGATCCCGTTCTTCACCGAGTACCTGGTGAAGTGCTGGGATCGGCTCACCAAGACCTCCGACGTTTGGAAGTTGCGGTTCCCGCCGTACCTGTCGGCCTTGTGGAATCCCTCGATCGGGTACAACGACCCCCTCAAGGCACTGCTCGAGGAGTTTCTGACCCTCACCTTCAAGGACTTGGGCACAGGGACTCCTTGTGAGGTGGCCGCTTGGGACCTTCTGTCCGGGGAGTCGCTCTACTTCTCGCTCAACGAGGCCAAGAACGTGCGTGAACTGGTGTCGTACATCGCGGCGTCCTCCTCGTTCCCGCTGGCGTTCCCTCCGGAGCAGGTGGGGCCCCACTACTGTACGGACGGAGGCATCACCGAGATCGCCCCTGCGGGTCGTCTCATCAAGGGTGGGTGTGAGCACATCTTGGCGGTGGTGTGCCGGAACCCCAAGATGCCGACCGTGGTGAAGAAGGAAGACCTTCCGTCGGTGCTGACCCTCGGGGCACGATGCCTCGACGGGATGGGGTCCGAGGTGGCTCTCGGGGACCTCGAGAAGATCCGGCTGTGGAACCTCTTGGTGGAGTCGGGTCACCCGTCCGCCCAGGGGAAGAAGCCCATCAAGCTCGATGTCATCATGCCGCTGGACTCTCTGGGAGATCCCTTGGACTTCTCGCCTGCTCTGACGCGGGAACGGCGAAACAAGGGGTACGAGGCAGCCAAGAAGTACTTCGGGGCGTAGCTCGTCCTCGCGGGTAGTGTCGCCCGTGGAGGACGGATGAAGGGCGTCCCGCGAGTCGATTGCGTCGTGGATATACGCACTGAGGACGTTCGGGTGGGGACCCCCGCGAATGCGTTTCGGGTCTTGCCTGAAGAAGACGGCTCGGTGATTCTCGACTTCTGCCGCTATTCGTCCAAGGACAACCACGCCGAGGTGGTCTCCCGAGTTCGGATCACACCGGGGTTTCTCCCCCTGGTGGGAGAGCGAATCCGCGAGGCCCTGTCGGAGATCAACCAACAGTCCGCCGTCCGAGACACCCTGATGCGGGTGGCCGACGGTAGGGTTGTTCTGCTCGACTCCTTACAGGAAGAGCAATGACGTGGGTATGGTGAAAGCAGAGCGACCAGCAGGTCGGAGGAAAACATGAGCGGAATTCAGTTCGAGTCTGGCAAGTTCGTGGCCCTCAAGGCTCGGACGAAGTTCCATCTCGGTTCCATCGAGAAGGACATCAACCAGGGGGATGTCATCTACTTCGACGGCGAGGTCGCCAAGATCGGCGGGAAGGAACACAACCTACAGCAGATCGGTGCCGCCGTTCGTGCGGGCTGGCTTGTTCCGGCGGACTCCTCGGCGGCGTCGGAGCCCTACCGTCCACAGCCCGCCAAGATGGATGTGCGTCCCGCCCAGGCCACCGACCGGGATCGGGGGGCTCCGCGTGAAGTCCGCACGGTTCACGACGAGGAGCGGGACCTCGGCAACCTGAAGACCGTCCGGGACCGTGGTGACGGTGTGGTTCGCCGTGAGGTCCAGGGCGAGGACGCTTCTTCGGACGGGGTGCCTGTCGGCAAGCTCAAGCGGGCCGCCGTCCAGAAGACGGTGCTCACGGCCGAGAACGCCACTCGGGTCGCCCAGGAGATCAACAAGATCGACAACGTGCAGGGCACGACCGACCGGCTCGCGGTGCCCGTGAAGGTTGCCGCCACGGGGGATGTCCAGGAAGCTCGAGTGGCGGACGCCCTCGACGAGCTTCTGGGGGACTCCGTGACCTCCTCCGAGGTTCCGGCTCCGGGGCCGGCGGGTGAGGGCAACTCCCCGCACCTCACGGTGGATGAGAAGGCCCAGCGTGCGGCTGCGGCTGCTGAGGCCGCACGGAAGGCCCGCAAGGCTCAGGTCGAAGCCTCGGAGGCTCCGGCTCCGACTCCGGCCGAGGCACCCCCGGCCGGAGAGGTCGAGGAACAGGTGGACTTCGCTACCCTGGCGGCCAAGGTCGCTCTGGTGCGGGCGGTCATCCCGAAGTTCGAGTGGGACCTCACCCGGCCTTGGAAGGTCCGCGTGGCGGAGGCCATCAAGACCTACGGGAAGAACCCCCTCTACTTGAACGGCATCCTCTCGGTCGAAACCGAGACGGTGAAGAAGCACATCGCTGCTGCTCTGGCGCGTTGAGGAGCCTATACCCACTCCGAAGAGAGACTCTTTCGGAGTGAGCCGTGGCACGAAAAGAAGCCGGAAGCAGCCAGGCCGCGTGGGCGCTCCTCACTGAAGGAGTCACTTCAGCGCGTCTGGAGGCCCATCGCCTCCGCCACCTGGTGACACGCGCCTTGAAGCTCGTGGAGAACTCCCCCGCCAAGGAGCACCTGTACGAGGTGGCGGGGGACATCCTCCAGGCCACACCCAAACGGCTGGAGGCCCTCGAGACGGACCTCGACCGGACGGCCTACGCCTTGTCCGTCATCGGGGAAGACCATCTCCGGGACCGGCTCCCTCTGGCGGACCGCAAGATCGTGGACGAGTCCGTGGAGAAGGCCAAGCCGCTGTTCGGCCCCATGCTGAACCGGTCGGCTCTCCGGGTGGCAGAGCGGTGGTCGAGCAAGGAGGCGGACCTCGACCCCCCGCTAGGCTGGCCTGGCGGTCCCTGTCATGTCATCGAGCGGGTGCAGAACGAGGTGCAGAACCCTCGACTCCGCGAGGAGATCATCGACGACATCGAGGTGGGGACTTCGCTCTCCAACCCAGACGCGGCCCAGGTCTACAACCTCGACGTGGAGAGGATGCCGTCGGGCATCAAGTTCAAGCGGCTCCTCATCGGCCCGCACGCCCAGTACCGGATGGACTTGCGCCGCGTCAACGTGCCCGCTGTCCGTGCTGCCTTGAAGACCTTCTTCAAGGCGTTTTTCGACGAGAAGAGCCGGAAGTCTCCACTGGGTCGCCGGTGGGAGGAGAACTTCGCCCGCTCCGAGTCCATCGTCTGGACGGACAAGAATCTGGGGCTCACCATCGTGTTCGCCATCTACGGTGCGGACGCGAAGCTCGTGACCACCTACTGGGAGGGCGAGTCGGACCCCCGCCCACCAGGAGACGGTGGATGCGAACTCTAAAGGGCTACATCCCCGAGGAATCGCTTTCTGGGGTGACCACCGTTGTCACGGACAAGTCGAAGGACGGCTTGCCCATTGACTCCGACCCGGACAAGCGCCCCCTCCCCCCGGGGGCTGCGACGCCCAAGACCGTCAAGAAGGACGACTCCGCTGACGGGAACGGCCGTCATCTCAAGCAGCCCGCTTTCAACGGTCCCGGGACAGGGGAGCCAGGTCCCGCCGAACATCCCCGCACGCTCCCGACGCCGGGAGAGCAAGAGGGGAGCCCCACCAAGTACGACTACAACATGCCCACCCGCCGCTCGATGGAGGGGTCGGACAAGGAAGCGTACAAGGCCCGCATCCCGTGGCGGCGTCAGAAGCGCCAACGGACGTGGAAGAAGCTCAAGGACAAGCAGTACTACCGGCAGAACAAGTCCCGCATCAAGCAGCGGCTCAAGGTCTGGTACAAGTCGGTCTCGAAGAACCGGACCTTCCAGAAACAGAAAGAGAAGCGTCGTGAGAACCCGAGCAAGTACGAGCGCAGGAAGGTCGGGTCGGACCATCCGCTGGCACGGGAGATCATCGCCACGCTGATGCGTGAGGGGTACACGCCCTGGTCGATGGGGCAGCGTCGTCATCGTCACCGTGGCCCCGAGCGTCAGAAGCGTCGTCGGGAGTACCGGAAGAACCGGGCTCGGGCGAAGGTGAAGCACCGCCTCTGGTACCAGAAGAACAAGAACAAGCCCGCCTTCAAGCGTCGCCAGAAGATGCGTCGCCAGAATCCCTCTCGGTTCAGGATGCGTCCGGCTTCGGTGCTCACGGCACCCGAGATTGCGTTCGTCGTCGGCCGCGACATGCAGATCGGCTACGTCCACTCCGTGTCCCCCATGACGGGCCTGGTCACGATCGTGCTCACGGGACCGGTGGTGGGTGGCTCGAGCATGTTCTCGATGCCCGCCATGGCCTTCTTGAACGCGGTGGTGTTCCTCTCCGACGAGGACGCGGACGCGATGTTCGAGTTGATCGATGTCGAGGTGGGCGAGGCCGCCTACGCGGACCTGAAGCCCGAGGGGCTTCGCCAGTGCGCCTCCCTCTACGGCATCTCTCCGGACAGCGACGAGTTCCGGGATGTCTGCTTGCGACTGGGTGACGTGGAGGACATCGAGACGGCCTCTCCGGCGGTCATCTCGCACATCTCCTACAGCCTCGTCGAGGAGTCGATGCGCTACTGGGGGGAGCGGTCAACCTTCGACCCCGAAGACGAGTTCCAGGAGGACTTGGTGGACCCGACGGACGACAACTTCTACTACGGAGAGGTCATCCATCCCGGCGCTTCGTTCTCGGGGATGGGGGCTCGAGTGGCCTCGAGGTGGCTCAAGCGGGCAGGGGCCCTGGGGCTCATCGAGCGGAAGTCCCCGGACGAGTGGGAGCGGCCCATCTACGACAACCGCCCCGAGAGTCCTGTGGGGCCTGGTCAGTGGACCAAGACCGATCCCGCCCCCACGCACGACCCGACACCTTCCGACTTCGTGCCGCCCAACGAGGCCGACTTCCCTGCGGGCTCGGGCAAGGTCATCCCGGACCACCTGAAGCACGCCTCCATGTCTCCAGAGCGGGTGTTCAAGGGGCTCCGCACTCCCGAGTCGGACTTCGACCTCGGCCTGTGGGAGGGGGATGAGACGGGGTTCGCGACGACGTGGTACCTCGCGTGGTGGGACTACGACTGGGACATGATGGGTGGTGTGCTCGGTGAAGGGGGCAACCACGACGACCCCGAGATGAAGATCGCCGAACGGGTCGCCCTCGCCAACGGGGCCGAGCGTGTCCAGGATCGACTCGGGATGCCTCGGCTCGAGTGGGAGAGCAAGACCAAGGCCACCAAGGCCGCCCAGCAGATCATCCGCGAGATCCAGGCGTACCGTCGCAGCCACAACAAGACTGCGGCCACGATGGATGACCTGACCAACCGGACCTCGGGCGAGGTCACGAAGCGGTCCAAGGGTGTCCAGGTCCGGCTCTCCCGAGCGGACCCCTCGAAGGGCGTCTGGACGTTCAAGGCCAGCGGGTCCAAGGGCAAGGCGTACACCATCCGGCTGAAGGCCACGGCCAAGGGCAACGTGAAAGAGGTCAAGAAGGCACAGATCCGCGTGTCGTGCGACTGCGAGTTCTTCCGGTGGCAGGGACCGGAGCACTGGGCTCTCGCCAACGGGTTCCTGTTCGGGAAGCCTCGGGGCACCGCTTCCGCACCTGGCGAGAAGGACCCGAACGGCGACCACTGGGTGTGCAAGCACGTCGCGGCTGCCCTTCGGATGGCCCAAAAATATCGGCTCGCGGGGGACGGACCCGTCTTCCCCATCGGGTCCGAGATCATTCCTGATGGGTACGGTGACCCGTCAGGAGACTGAAGTGCCAATCTACGCCTACCGCTGTGAAGCCTGCGAAGAAGACTTCGATCGGATGCTTCCGATCTCGAGGTACGACGAGCCACAGACCTGTGAGACCTGCGGGGCGGTGGCCAAGAAGCTGATCAGCCCCGTCCACTTCAACCTATCCGGGGACGACTGGCCGTCGAAGAACGAGCGCATCAAGAAGCAGATGGCCGCCAAGAACCGGACACTCACCACGAAGCAGAACGAGCGGACCCGGAACCAACCCCACGTCAAGCTCGTTCCCAACGTCGATGGGGAGCGGGTCGACTCCTGGGGTGAGGCCAAGAAACTGGCCGAGAGCAAGGGGAAGGACGGAGCGTCCTACGAACCCATGGTCAAGAAAGAGGCCGCCCTGAAGAAGTAAGGGGGTTCGGTAGCCAGCCTATCCCCCGCGCTGGGTGAGCTTCGGAGTAGATCACTCGATGCCCACCTCGCCGCGCCTCACCAACCGATACGAACGCTTCGTCGAGCTTGTTTTCACCAACAAGCCCGATGTCATGGCCTATCGTGTTGGGGCATCCAACACGTTGGACGCCGCCTTTGCGGGCACGACGACGATGTTCACGGTGGCTCAAGGGGCCACGTTCCAGTCGCCTTCCATCCGGGACCGGAAGGTGGGTCGCTCGATCTACACCAACCGTGGGCTGACCTTCGCCCAGTACGACCCCGAGGACTACTGGGTGGGTGGTGGGGCGCTCCCCCACGATGCCGCCGGAGGCTACCTCCGGGTCAATGAGCGGAACGCGGGTGGGACGTTCCGGCCAGCGGGCCCCATTCTGATTGTTCCTCCGCCAGGGTTCTTCGTCACCACACGCCCGAACCTCACGGTTTCGGGCACGGCTCCGAACGTTGCGGCCTCCTCGACGGGTGTGCCCCCAGCCGGAGCCCTCCACTTCGTCCTCCCGCGATTTGCGGACTCCTCGACCATCACCAACAGCGGAGCAGCTTCCATCTACGTGTCGTTCAGCCCCGGACTCCCAGAGTTCGAGGTCTTGGCGAACCAAACCATCCTTCTCCCAGATGGGGCGGTGTCCGAGGTGTTCGTGCGTGGAGACGGAGCAACCGTTCCGTTCAGTGTCTTCTTCGCTGTCGTCAACGCCGAAATGGCGTGACGTTCGGTAGTCGTTCGATAAACCTCCCCATCATAGAGGACCGCAGGTCCAGGAGTTCACCATGCCGTACATCGCGATGATCCGTTCCGACATCCCCAATGGGACCCTCCAGGTTCTCGACCTGGTTCCCAACACGTCGCTGCGGAACAGCATCTACGACCCGGCCGGGCAGACCAAGTACGTCAACCGGCTCCAGAACGACACGGTCGCCGTGTCGTCGAACGTGACGTCGGCGGCGTACAGTGGTCTGGCCGCCTACATCCTCGACTCCGTGGCTCACGGTGGCACGGGCAACGCCCTCACGGCGACTCAGGCCAACTCGATGGCCACCGCCGTCATTGCGGTGCTCGACGCCGGTACGGCGATGACGCTCGCCAACGTCAACACGGCCCTCGCAACCGTTGTTGCGGCGACCGAACTGGACGGAAACGGCTCCGTCGGCTCGCTCGCCGAACTCCTCCAGATCCTCGCGGGCGGTGAGTACGTCGTTCCGCAGGGCACGGGTGCGAACTCCGGTGCGGCCTTCAAGGGTTCGCAGGCCGGTGCCTTCACCACGGGCACCTACCGCGCGACCTACGACTCGTTCGCCCTGAACATCTCCTCGGCCGAGGGGCACCTGGCGGGCTTCAAGTCCGCCTCCTTCGAGTACGGTGGCACCACCGGTGCAGCGGTTGTCGTCTACGACGACACCGGCGCGCTGATGTAGTCACTCGGTAGAGTGAACCCCGCGAAGGGGGTGGGGCTCCAATCCCACCCCCTTTGTCGTTAGACCCTATGGAGAAAACCCGATGAGCACCCTACACAAGCCGAAGTCGCAGTTCCGCACCTCGGACCTCTACCTGGCGGCCTACCTGAAAGTGGCAGGCGTGGAGTTCCAGGGGATCACCCGAGAGGAAAAGCGGGCGTTCTTCATGTTCGCTGACCAGGAAGGGCTGGACGACCTCAAGCTCCAGTTCTTCAACAACATCTCGAAGGTGGCGGCCCGCCCCTACGCCGAAGAGATCAAGGCGTTCAAGGCCCTCGTCCACAGCGGCTGAGCTACTCGTCCTCGCGCAGCACGACCACGGGCACAGGGACGCGGATCTCCTGTGTCATCTCGTCCACGCTGGGCAAGGGCAGGTACTTCACTCCGCCCTCCCCGAGAGCCTTGGACTCGGCCACCTTGCGCTCCATGATGGCGTAGAGGGCCTCTGCCACCTGGGTGGCGTCCACCATGGGGCGCTCCGACAGTTGCTGCATGAGGAGTTCGTTCTCCGCCTCGAGGCGTTGCAACCTGGCCTCGACCGTCTCCACGCGGTCCTCAACGCCGCCCACACGCCCCTCGACGGCATCCACCTGGCCCCGAACGTTGCGGACGACCTCCTTGGTCTGTGCCGCCGCACTGGCCGCGTCCCCGAGGTAGGTCGGGCATGAGAGTTCGGTGAACGAGGAGAACTGAACCCCGTGTGCGTCCCGGTAGTGGAACTGCTGTTTCCCGTTCCCACGCATCCGGTCAGTCCGGATCAGCTTCCACTCGGGCAACAACGTGACCCCGCAGACCTTGCACGTCATTCCGTCCCCGGAGTTGAGCCAGTCGTTGGGGCCACCCTCCCAGACGTGCTGTTTGCCCGCCTCGGGTCGAACACCGTCCGCAGCCTTCGCCTCCGGCGAGGCGAAGGGGATGGGTTCGGCCTTGGCCTCGACCTCGGGCGTGGGGACAGGGACCGCGAGGGCGAAGGCATCCGGGGCCGGGGCGAGCCACCCCGCCTTGATGACCTTCTCCACGAGAGGGATCGTGTGAGTGGCCCCCGCGATCTGGGTGGAGACCCCATCGAACAAGAGCACGTCGCCCGGCTTCACATCAACCCGGATCTGCCCGATGTGGAAAGCCTTGGTTGCCCGGTAGGCGGCGAACTCTGCCATGAGATCCTCCGGGCTCATCCTACCGGGGGTCGGTATCGTGCCTATCCCTACAGAAAGGTGGAGGAGCCGCGATGGGCGTCGTCTTTCAGCCGGGCCAGACGCTGAGTCGAGGCGACCTCGACATCTTCCTCACCAATTCGTCGGGGAACGCGATCAATGCGTACTCCCTCACCTACGCCATCTACTACGTGGACCCCGCCACGCAGGTCGAAGTGCTCATCCCGCCAGCGGCACGCACTCCGATGAACCCAGCGGTGGGCGAGTACTACGCCTCGCTCATGGTCCCCCTGTCGGCACAGCCTGGTGACTACCGCATCCGTTGGACGTTCCAGGAGACTTCAGCCACTCCCGCACAGCAGGTCGTCCAGGAGTTCGCCATCGTCTCGACGACCACCGACGTGGGTTCGAGCGGGGGCACGGCGGTCATGTCCCAGTGTGAAGCGGACCTGGTGCGGAAGCTCCGGTTCATGCTCCGCGACAACAATCCGGACAAGAACTACCACTTCCGCCCTCCGGAGAGCGAATCCACGGTCGGGTGCTACAACCAGGTGTTCGGCTACATCTGGACGGACGAGGAGCTTCTCGAGTTCCTCCGCATGGCTCTCGACAAGTGGAACATGCAGCCTCCCGAGACGGAGGAACTGTGTGACCTCAACGCCATCTGCTCCAGCAAGCCCGCGTGGAAGGCGGCTCTCCTGTGGGGGGCTGTGGTCCATGCCGCGATGGCGTTGGCGTTCAACTGGGTGGCGGACGAGTTCGACTACTCCATCGGCGGCATCTCGCTCAACATCAACAAGTCCGCCGGGTACATGGACCTGAAGCGGAACGCCGAAGAACAGTGGGACAAGCTCACCGAGGCGAAGTCTCGCACGACCAAGTTCATGCGCGGCCTCAAGCAGCCCCGGTTCGGAATCGGTGTGCGCTCCGCCTTCGGCCCCCATGTGGGTCGGGGTGTGCTGTCACCGAGGAACTTTGTTTGAGTTTTTTTCGGCGTTGTCCCTAGACAATACACGACTCATATTGTGCGGTGTATGGGCTTCGGCTATCCTCTGAGGTATGCCAACCACATGTCCGCACTGTTCTCGTGAGTTTCCCGGCGAGAAGCTAAACTCCCGCCACATCGCGGTTTGCGATCCTTCGCGCTCCTCGACTGTCCCACCTTGTCTCTGCGGGCACGTCTCGACGTCTTTGACCCAGATGAAGCGGCACCGGAGGACGTGCGAAACATGGCTCTCCCGAGACGTGGAGGTCGTGGCATCCGAGCGACGGATGGCAACGAACCTCTCTCTCTACGGGGTCGAAGATGCCTCACAGGCTCCTGATGTGGTGGCCCGGCGGCAGGCGACCGTGAAGGCCAAGTACGGCGTGGACAACCTGTTCCAGTCGGAGGAGATCAAGGCCCGGAGTCGGGCGACGATGCTTGATCGCTACGGGGTCGAGCACAACGACTACATCCCCGAGTCGAACGCGAAGAGGAAGGCGACGTGCATGGCAAGGCACGGGGCGGAGAACCCGTTTGCGTCAGAGTCGGTGAGGGAGAGGATCCGCGAGTCGATGCTGGAGAGACACGGGGCGGAGAACCCGCAGCAGGTGCCAGAGATTCGGGCTCGGACGAAAGCCACCAACGAGGAACGGTACGAGGGCGAACTGCTCGGCTCCCCGGTGATTCGGGCGAAGGCGGAGGTGACGAACCTGGAGAGGTACGGGGCGGCATTCGCGGGAGGGACACCCGAGGTGCAGGCGAAGGTGGTTGCAACGAACCTCGCCAGGTATGGCGTGCCTCACACCTGCATGGACCCTGAGGTGCGGCGGAAGCAGTTGGAGACGCACCACGCGAGGTATGGCACACACTGGTTCGCGTCGGAGGAGGGGAAGGAGGAGATTCGACATGTCCTCGTCGAGAAATACGGGGTCGATCACTGGATGAAGACGCCGGGCGCGTGGGATAGGGTGTTGACCACTTTCAAGGTCAACTTCCCGGATTTGGCGTGGCCGGGGATGCTTGCCCGGCCGAAGTCTGGGATGAACGGGTTGGAGGCCCAAGTCTGTGCCCTCGCCCCATCTCCCGATGCGCTCGTTTATACCGGAGATCGGCGATGGTGGCGGCATCTCCCGAAGCTGGGACACTACAAGAACCCGGACTTCATCGTGCCCGGTCCCGACCCTGCGAAGCCGAAGAAGGGTGTCACCCGCGTGGTCGAGGCGTTCGGTGATTTCTGGCACTCGCGGATGTTCACGGGCAAGGCCCCGTTCGAGCACGAGTCCGACCTCATCGACGCCTATAGGGGCGTGGGGATCGCGTGTCTCATCGTGTGGGAGTCCGAGGTGAAAGAGGACCCCGAGGGCGTTCGAGATCGGCTGGCCGCGTTCCTCGAAACTTCTTTCCGGCCTCCACCCTAGCGTTTGAAGAAAGTTGAGAAAAGTTTGGGGTGCGGGTTGCACGATCCCGGGGTCGTGCTACTTGGTGGGGGCCAGACGGAAGGGCGGTGCCGAAGTCGAGCCGAGCAATCGGGGAGACAGAGCCCACCCCAACGAGGGCACTCCACCCCTACGAGAGGGGGCCCAGTCCGAAGCGAAAGCGGAGGAGTGGGAGGTCGGTAGAGGAACGGCGAAAGCCGACATCTTCCACCGGCAGACCTCTCGGACGCTTGGGAAGGGAGTCCGGCGACGGTCGGACAGAAACCTACCAGGCAACGGTCCCGATGTAACAGGACCACGGGGACCGAGACATCACTCCGGGAGACCGGATGACAAGTCTCGGACCGCCGCTCCCCGAAAGGGGTTGTAACGGCGGGCAAGTCGGAGGTCGTGCTGAAGCCCCAAAAGGCAGAGGACGACAAGCGACCGAGTGGAGTGACCGCCGAGTACCTGCAAGACGATCGGGTGGAGTGAGGGAATCGGCCCTCACAGTGAGGCCCGAGAGTGAGCAGGAGCCGAGACTCGGGCCGAAAGGCACCCCCCCTATCCTCCTCGGAGGCCAGACTCACTCGAAAGGGTGAGGACCACCAACCTCCCGAAAGGGAGCCCCTGGTGAGCGGGATGAAACCCCGGTTGGGACCCTGAAAAGGGAAGCCCAGCCGGGGTTTCGCGTTTCAGGGCATCGTCATCGCGCGGTAGATCCCGTCCACGATGGCTCGAGCGCCCTTCTTGTAGGTCTCGGGCACCATCGTGACCATCTCCTCGAACAGGGGTTGGTACTGGGTCATCGTCTCCGTGATCTGCTTCTGGCGGAAGGCCGCATCCCCTGGGGGCAGGGTGCGGAGGTTGTGGAGGCGGTCGCACGCCTTGACCCACCGAGCCCTCCAGTCCGAGTAGGAGGCGAACCGCTCGTGGAAGCCTTCCTTGGGGACCTTCGACACCATCCGGACGATGGTGATGACCTCGGTGCCCAGGAACATCTCGATCTCCTCGGCGTCGAGGATGTCGCCTCCGCCGTCCTCGATGGTGTCGTGGAGAAGGCACGCGATGATCAGGTCGGGGTCCATCGAGTGCTTCATCGAGATGAGAGCCACCTCACGCGGGTGCTCGAAGTAGCGGGGGTTCTCCCCCTCGCGGACGGCCTTGCGACGCTGGTTGCGGTGGATGTCCTTGGCCAGCCGGTAGGCAAAGCGGATCCGAAGCGCGGACTTCCGGTCGAGGGTGGCCTCGATGAGCTTGAAGAACTCTGCTTTGCCGCTGGGCATCTGGGCCTCCTACTTCTACTACGTGACGGACCAGGAAGCTGAACCGCTCGATGGGGTAGAGGTGGGCATGAGCAACCGCATCGCCTTGGTAGACATGGACGGCACCCTGGTGGACTACGACGGGGTGATGAGGCGTGACCTGGAGAAGCTCCGGTCACCCGGCGAGCCCGAGTACGAGCCCTCTCCAGGAGGCGATTTCCCTGACTGGCTCGAAGCGCGTCGCAGGGTCATCTCCCTCCAGCCTGGTTGGTGGCGGGCGCTTCCCCGTCTCGAGATGGGGTTCGACATCCTCGGGGCACTTCGGACACATGGCTTCGCCATCCATGTGCTGACGAAGGGGCCGTCTCGGAAGCCCGCCGCATGGTCGGAGAAGGTCGAGTGGTGCCGGACGCACCTACCTCCCGAGGTCGAGATCACCATCACCGAGAACAAGTCCATCGCCTACGGGCGGGTCCTCGTGGACGACTGGCCTCCGTACTTCATGGGCTGGCTGGCCCGTCGCCCTCGGGGGGTGGTCATCGTTTCCGCTCAGTCGTGGAACGAGGGGGTCGAGCAGATGGCTCCCGGCAACATCTTCCGGTACGACCAGTCCAAACTGGGCTCGCTGCACACGCTTCTGCAGGCCGTTCGAGACCGTGCGGATGGAGAGAGCATCGACGTGTCCGCGATCCTGGGACAAACACGGGTTCGTGCATCGGTGTAGTCCCTATGGGTACGGGTGGTCATCGCCCCAACCGCCCCAGGAGACCCATGCCCATCCGTGTGTCTGATTTCCTTCCCGGCAGTGACCCCGCCACCACCCGCGACTTGCGGGAGAAGGCCCTCTCGCACGAAGTCCTGACGATGGAGGGGTCGCGCATCTTGGCGGCAGCTTCCGAGGCGAGGGCGCTGAAGGCCACGGGGGTCGAGGTCTGTGACCTGACGGTGGGGGACTTCGCCCCCGAGCAGTTCCGGGCTCCCGAGTCGTTCCTGTCGGACCTCGCTTCAGAGGTGCTGGCGGGTCGCAACCAGTACCCTCCGTCCGACGGGCTTCCCGAGCTTCAACAGGCGGTGATGGACTTCTACGAGCGGGAACTCAACATCCGGTTCCCCGCGAAGTCCGTGGTCATCTGTGGTGGGGCCCGGCCTCCCATCTACGGGGTGTTCCGGGCGCTCCTGAAGCCCGGGGAGAAGGTCGTCTACCCGGTCCCAAGCTGGAACAACGACTACTACACGAAGCTCTGTGGGGCCGAGTGTGTGCCTCTCCCGACCTCGGCCGGGACGAACTTCATGCCGACGCCCGACCAGGTGGCGGAGGCGATCTCGGACCCCGATGTCCACCTGTTCTGTCTGAACAGCCCGCTCAACCCCTGCGGGACGGTCATCTCGAAGGAGGGGTTGCGGAGCATCTGTGATGCCATCGTGTCGGAGAACATGAAGCGGGGGCCGGACCGTCGCCCCGTCTACATGCTGTTCGACCAGGTGTACTGGCCCCTGGCGTTCGGGGAGTACAAGTTCTACCACCCCATCGAGTTGGTGCCCGAGATCGCCCCCTGGGCGATCTACATCGACGCCATCTCGAAGTGGATGGTGGGCACGGGGCTTCGGCTCGGGTGGGCCGTCGTCCCCCCGCACCTGTACGACCCGGTGCGGGACCTCATGGGCCACATCGGAGGATGGGCTCCTCGAGCCGTCCAGGCGTCTGCCGCGAAGTTCCTGGCCGACGAGCCCGCCTACAGCCAGTTCCGAACCGAACTCCACGAGAAGCTCCAGCTTCGGCTCGGGATGGTCTACATGTTCTTCAAGGGCATGAAGTCCGCCGGGCTCCCCGTCGAGGTGGTGGCTCCACAAGGGGCCATCTACACCTCGGTCCGATTCGACGTGCTCGGGCTGTCATCCCCCAACGGGATGACGCTCAAGACCAACAACGACATCCGGCAGTACCTGCTTCACGAGGCCCGGGTGGCTCTGGTCGCCTTCCAGGCGTTCGGGTTGACGGAAGACACGGGGTGGTTCCGCATTTCCGTGGGTGCGGTGAGCACGGAAGCCCTCGAGGCAGGGCTGGTTCGAATCCGCCAGGCGATCGACAAGCTGGCCTGATTGCGTAGGTGGGCTCCAGGAGTCCACCTCATGCCTGAGATCGTTGTCGACGCCTCCCTCCAGCCGGTCAAGATCCACGCGCACAGGAGGGAGCAGAAGACCCGCGCCGAGTTCCTGAACACCCTGACGGGTGCCGAGTACGTCGACATCCCGGTGCCTGTCAGGAATTGGCCCAAGAAGCTCAAGGAGAAGGCCATCATCAAGTCCACGGTCCCGGAGAACGCGGACGCCTACATCAAGGGCTACTACGACTACATGACGTATGCGTACAACACCCACCACGGGGTCGTGATCAGCCCCACGGTCATCTGGTACATCGTGCTCGCCGAGATGGCGGGGCACATCAAGAGGAACACGGAGCACTACCGCGCCCTGTTCACCGACTCCCCCGGCAAGAAGGACATCACCGTCTACGGCTGGGCCGAGGACGGGATCGACCCTCGCGACTTCGTGGGGCAGCTTCGGGACATCGTGCCGATGGGAGTGGACCTGTTCCTCCCCGAGTTCTCGACGGCGACCGAGAGCTACGACATCGCGGCTGCGGCGGCCTTCTGCGATGCTGTGAGCCCCTACTACAACTACAGCATGCTGATGTGCGGCATCTCCAAGGTGCGGGTCGAGGGGACGGTCCAGGACTGGGACAACCTCCTCGGGCACCTCGACGCCGTGGCGGCTCGGCTCGACAAGGCGGCTGCGTGGTTCGCGAGAATTCGTCCGCACCTCCAGAAGATCCGGGCTGCCGTCGCTGGCGAAGTGGATGTGGACTTCTGGAAGCGCATCTACACCGAGACGCGGTGCGGGTCGGGCAGCCAGGTGTTGGTGAGCGGCTGGTTCGCCGACTTCGCCATGGTCAAGCCCCAACTCGCCTACCCCGAGAACTTCCCGCCGCACATCTCGAACGTCGAGGTCACCCAGGTCGAGACGGGCCGGAAGTACAAGTTCAGCACGGGCATCCTCCACGCCACGCTCGACGAGAGCGGCTACCTCGTGCCTCACTTCAGCTACGCCATCGAGCGGCTCGAGGCCGAGGTGGCTCCGTCCGCCGGAGTGACCGCTCCTCTGGCTCGGTAGGGCTTCTATCCTGTGCGTGGGTGGAGGAGCTTCCACCCATGTCCCAACAGCAGACCCCCAAGACGGCGAGTGGAGAGGTTGGACCCTACATCAGGTTCAACAACCGCCTGTGGTTGGACCAGTTTGGTCGCACGATGACCCCGACGCCCGGTCGCTGGAATTGGGTGCGGCTCGTGGACAAGAGCGGGAAGCCCCTCAAGACCGAGGTGCAGGTCACCTGGGGGAAGCCTGGCGAGTTGAGCGTCTACGAGAACCACCGCCGGCAGCCCACGTACAAGTACGAGAACGTGGGCATGTTCACCCCCACGATCACCCTCAAGGATCTCGAGAAGGCTCCACCCGAGGCCAAGACCCTCGCCAAGCAGGTGGCGGCGACGATTCGTGCCGAGGGCTTCGACAAGGCTGAAGCCCGAGCGGTGGCGAGCGATGTGGCCGAGGACGTGAACTTCCACTCGCTGACCCGGCTTCTGGGGGGTTCGGGCCACAAGTCGTCCGTGGACACGGGCGACATCAGCGTGGCTCTCGACTACGGGGTCTACGCGGCGGGCTGGTTCGGAGTGTTCCTGGCACAGGAGTTCGGTGATTCCTCGACGGCCAAGGACATCCTCGATCACATGATCGCGGACACCGCTCGGTGGAAGTCGCGGGAGTTGGCGGAGAGCCTTCGCATGGCTTCTTCGCTCCACCAGCGCACCGTTCGACTTGCCTACTCCAAGCCCGAGCTTCGCCCCCTGTTGCTCCCCCTGCTCCGGCAGGCGGCGGTCGAGGCGGAACTGGATGGCCTGAAGCTCTCCATCAACCCGAACCTCGGGACGGCCACGGTGTCGGGCACGGGCGATGCCGACCAACTCGCCAAGGCCCTGACCCGATTCCTCCTCCCGAAGCTCGGCGGCGTTGGAACACGCAACATCCCCAAGCCGCCCGGGAAAATGAAGGTGTTCAACTTCCACTGGTCCAACGCCCAGGCCGCGTGGGACGTGATCGTGGCTCCGTCGGACATGTCGTTCACGGACGGCTCCGAGTTCGTCCTGTTCTGTCCGCTGACCTCGCTGTCGCCGCTCGAGCGTCCTTGGTCGCTCGTGGAGATGCGGTACGTCGCCAAGAAGCTGGGTGACCACCCCGGCTTCGCCTCCTCGATGGAGAGCGGCCAGCGTCGGGCCACGGACAAGGCGGCCTTCGGGGGCACCCGGGTCGCGGTGAAGGATCTGCCCGCCTCCGTCAAGAGCGCCTTGAGCGACCTGGGGTACGGGCGTCGGGACATCGAGGTGTCGGCCGCCACGACCTTCTCGTTCCAGTCGTTCGCGGACGACGGCAAGCGGGACTTCACCTGCATTGTGAACATGGAGACGGGCCAGTCCAAGACGACCAAGGGGTCGTTCGGCGGTCCGAACCCGTACACCCGTGGCAACCTTGTGGACTCCGACGACCGGAACCACCCCATCCCCCTCAACGCCGCCATCATCCAGGGCAGCGAGGGCGGCGGCAGGCCGGTGTACGCGACCATCAAGGTCCACCCGGACAACATGGCCACGCTGATCCCGGCCCAGATCGAACTGAGCCGCGAGGAGAAGCTCGCCATCACCATCCTGGACAGCCTCAAGCCCGGCTACCGGGGAGAGTACTTCCAGCGGTACGACCTCGGGCTCTACAAGGGCGACAACCCGCTCATCAAGGGCCTGGTGGACAAGGGCCTGGTGAAGGTCACCGGCACGGGCATCCAGATCACGACGGCGGGCAAGAACGCCCGTGATCCCAGCGTCCGCGTGTGATGCGGCACTTCCGGTACGACCGGGGTCTCGTTCGTCGAAAGACCCAGCGAGACCCCGAGCGGGAGGCCAAGGACGCTCGGCAGGATGGGTTCTACTCGTACACCGAGTTCCGGCTGGTGCCCATTCAGGACATCGTTCCGGAGGCCGTGTGGCACCCGAGCCGGATCAAGCACATCCGTGAGGGCATCGCGGAGAAGGCGGCCCTGCCGCCCATCGAACTCTCCCAAGACGCGGCGGGCAAGTACCACATCTCGGATGGCATCCACCGCTACAACGCTTCGCTCGAGGCCGGGTACACGCACGTCCCCGCCTTCGTCTCTGTTCTCGTCGAGGTCCCCGAGGCACAGGAGGCCGAGCTACCCGAACGCCCCAAGCAGCGAGTCGGGGATGCGGTGCTTCTGCGGGAGCCCAAGGCGTCCGGGGCGGACAGCCCGTGGGCCATCATCGAACAGGTGCTCTACGAGAGTCGGCACCGTGGGGTCAAGCGACACCACTACGCTCTCGTGGGCCTGCGGAAAGGCGAGGCCGAGTTCATCGGGGACCACCGGGACGACCAACTCGACATCCCGAAGGGAAGTCCACCGGAGGGTCTGTTGAAGCTGTTCCAGGAGTACGACATGTGGCCCACGGGGGTTTCTCCCATCCGTGTGGCCCGGCGATACCTGGGTCAGGAAATTTAGAGTCGGGGGGCTCGGGGATCAGTGGGTGGCTCCACTTCTCCCGTCGCCCCCCTCGCCAGCACCCCGATGGGCAGCCACACCCTGCAGGTTCTGACCGCGATGTCGTGTCGGCACCCTTCTGGGGGTGGAGGGAGTCGAACCCACGGCCCCCGGAGGGACCCGCCACCGCTCACATCATCGCGCTCACCTGATGTACGCACGGGCCTCGAAGACCTGAACCTAGTTTCTTTTCCACCAGTCAGGATCTTCTCGATACCACGGGATGGTGTGCTCCCAGATGTCGTCGGGGATGGACCCGATGCCGATCTCGTGGAACCACTCCCCGTTGATGAACCGCGTTCGAGTGTGCTTCATGGCCTCGTGGACGCGACGTTCGCTGTGCCCCTGCGAGGGGGCCACGAGGATGATCTTCAGCCGGTACGGGCAGCCCACCTGGAGGTCGTTCAACCGGCGCTCGGGGTTGTCCGAACGCCCGACCTTCACGGCACCCGTGACCGCAGCCTGAAACACATACAAGTGTCGACCCGCCACTTTTACTTTCCATGAAGGGCGGCTGGTTGTTCCTCAATTCGCTTCAGAAATGCGCGGCATAGTTCTGCTAGCTCCGTTAGTGTTAGATCGGTTTTCATTCGGTTGAAAGCCCAACAACACAGGACAACATTACCGGGTTCGTACCCGAGAGCCGGGTTGATTCGATCCACACTGAGTGCGCTGTGGGCTCTGTCACCTTTGAAAGTGAGGGGTGTGCCTGTGTAAAAACACACTCCCTTTTGGTGTTCCCAAAGCTCTTGGAGTTGATCCAACGTTACAGTGCAGGTGGCACCCCTGTCTTTTCCGTTACTTCGCATCCTGTGGAGCACCTTCATCAAGTGACGCCTGGGCGTTGAGTTGCGGTACTCCATCTGATATTTCTTGTCACAAGCACTACAATAACGGCCTGCACCTGGGAACTCTGAACCGTTTTTGGTTTCGCGACATCGAAAGCAAGTCCTCTGTACCTGTCCGCGTACTCGTTCTCTGTAGGCGCGGCTTTGAACTTTGCGGGCGGCCCTGTAACAGGTCATGCAGCGCGCCCCTCCTGCTTTTGGTGCAAAGGGGGTTTCGTCTCTATGGACGCCACAAACGCGGCACCGATCTGATTTAGGCTTGCTCATTTCGGGTAGGATACCCGAACACCTGTACCCCGTCAAGTACAGGTGTTCGGGTATCCTACCGGCTTGCGGTGGCGAGCCTATATCTCTGGGTGGGTGACTTCTCCCAGGAGCCCACACCATGTCTGACAAGCTGCTTCGTGCGGGCCTCATCCGGCTCGCTCACGCTCACCCGGAGTTCCGCAAGGATCTTCTCCCCCTCATCAAGTCCGCTGCTGACTTCCCGGCCGACTCGATCGGCGAGGTGAAGCCTGGTGGTTCGGCCGAGGGCGTGACGGGCAAGGGCGACAACGGCCCCACGGAGTCCGACGCGGACAAGCCGTGGATGAAGGGCGAGTTCACCCAGCAGGAGTCGACCGAGATGCTCGTCGACCAGGAGACGGGTGAGTTCTCGGACGGCAAGGCCAACGATGCCCCCCGGAAGTTCGCCTCCGAGCAGACCCTCCGTGCGCGTCTCATCCGCCTGGCGCACTCGCACCCCGAGTTCCGCAAGGACTTGCTCCCCCTCCTGTCGGGCAAGTAGGCCGCCATGTCGGACTCCCTTCGCGACCGCGTGATTCGGTTGGCACACGCCAACCCCGCACTCCGCAAGGAGTTGCTCCCGCTCCTGACTGCGACCGACCGTGAGGCCGCTGTCGTGGACCCCGAGTTGGCACGTCTCATCGAGGCGTTCCGCCTTCAGCTTCAGGACACGGTCTCGGATCACTACACCAAGAAGTTCCCGACGCTCGAGGTCCCGCAGATCAAGCTCGAGTGGGGTCAGAAGTACGTCCGCATCGTGCGGGAGCGCAGCCCCAACGATCGGTCGGCCTTCGGGTTCATCGACACGAGCAACGGTGACCTCCTGAAGGCCGAGTCGTGGAAGAAGCCCGCCCGGCACGCCCGTGGGAACCTCTACGACGCCTCGACCTGGAAGGGGTCACACGACCCCTACGGCATGGCCTACCTGCGCTGATCCGCTCCCGCTGACGAACAAGGGGGGTAGGCACGACTGCCTACCCCCCTTGTCATTTCACTGGCTCAAGAGTGCGAGCTACGCCGCTTCTCGACCTCTGTTGAGATCCTACCCAACACGGGGGGATTCGGATCGCCCGAGCACCGAGCGCACGATGGCGGCCACCTCAGGGGGAGAGAGCGTCGACCCTGCGATGCGCGGGGCACCTCCGATGGTGTCCCCTCCGCCCCAGCGGTCGGCTCCCGTGAGCCCCTCGGCTTCGTTCATGGCCTCGAGGAGCTTGATGACGGGGAAGTCGATGTACTCGGACATCCGGCCGATGATGTGCATCCACCGGCCATCGGTCCCGTAGGGGGTCGATGAGACGAAGGCTCGAACGCCGTCAGAGAACATCCCGATGCGGGCCTGGGTCCCGATCTCCTTGACGTGGGACCAGCCGACCTCGGAGGACCACATCTCGTAGCGGGTGTCGAGGGGGATCTCTCGCCCCTGCCCGGAGATGTACGCCATGATCCGGTGCTCCACGTCTGTGACGATGGAGCGGAAGGCGCTGGGGTCGCGGCTGGCGAGTCCTCCGCTGAAGCGGAAACGCCGGTAGGGCTCGAACACCCACGCGAGCCCGTGGAGCGACTGGAGGTCTTCCGGGAACGGGTAGGCTCCGGCCGTCGTGTCCATCAGGTCCACCATGTGGACGAGCCGGTTCAGCATCGGGTTCATCGTCTGCGCGGTGATGGAGTGGTTCTTCAGCAAGAACCACGAGAGACACACATCCTCGTCGCAGTCGTTCGCGTAAACGTCGGCCCTCGGCCCGTTCTGATCCCGGAATCGCTTGTAGAACCCCTGGCGGACCGAGATGAGCACCTGGCCGCAGGTGGCTCGGGTTTCGAGGCGAGCAACCCCCTCATGGTGGTTGAAGTTCTTGCTGGGGCCCTCGGGATCAAACCAGGGGCCTTCCTTCACGAACCCGTCGATGGCGATGGCGAACGGACCCGCCATCGCACGGAACTCCTCCCCGCTCATGGGCGGGATGTCCGGTCTCATGTGGAGTTCGACGCTCATCCAAGTCTCCTGTGCCTCTGTCTACGTTGTCGAGGTGTTTGCCTGAACCGGGACGAGCCTGGGGTCCGGCGGACCCTCGACGTACTCGACCTCGACCTGGTGCTTCCGCAGGTACTTCGGGCCTTCGTCTCCACCCATGAAGCCGCCCTTCACGCAGATGACCTTCGAGATGCCCGCGTGGTGGATGAGCTTCGCACAGAGGATGCACGGCTCCCCGGTGACGATGAGCCAGGCCCCCGCCGTAGCGACACCCTGGGCAGCGGCGTTGGTGACGACGTTCATCTCGGCGTGGTGACACCCGATCTCGTACCGGGTGCCCGAGGGAACGGGCGGGTTCTCCGCCAGGAGCTTCTCGCGGTACTCCAGGCACTCGTCCCGCCATCCGTGCGACTTGTAGTGCTCGACGCCGTCGATGACGATGGGGAGGGACACCTGCTTCCCCTTCACGTAGATCCAGGCGTCCTCGGGGTCGGGGTCGTCCACACCGTTCGGTCCCCGAATCTCGACGTCCTCGGGCTTGAGGCCATCTCGGAGGCACCGGTCTCCCCCACAGATGCCACCCCCGCCTCGAGGGCCGCCGTTGTAGCCGTCCATCAGGAGGACGTTGCGGACCGGCTCCAGGAGCAAGGCTCCGAACTTCCGCCGAGGGCAGGGGGAGCACTCCGCGATGGCGATGCACTGCTTGATTCGGGCTTCGATGTGCTTGGGCTTCACGCTTCACCGATGGGGATGTGGTGAAGACCCGTACCCGAACCATCGAAGATCGCGAACCCCTCCATGCCCCCCGAAGCGAGGTTGAGCACGTCTTGAAGGAGGGCGCGGGTGGCATACTGGTTGTGGCTGGACCACACGTAGGTGCCGTCGATGTCCACCACGACCGTGATGCGTTCGGTGTAGGTCAGTGTCCCTGCCGGGGATCGGAATTGCTGCACGTCCCCGCTGGTCGCCTCGGGGTGCGGGGTGACTCCCACCTCCAGGGCGTGTGCGAGTAGTTCCAGATGCTCGAACCAACCAGCGGTGTCCTCGGGGAAGCCGAGCACATCAACAATCCAGCCTTCTTCGTTGATGTAGATGTCGATCCGACGTTCGGCCACGGTGCGGACCTCCATGTCCCGCCGTGGCTATGCGAACATCACCGAGGCCCAAAAAGGCGGAGCCCTCGCCCCTTGAGGAAGGGGGAGGGCTCGACGCGAAGGGCTTCCCTGTCCGAGTTGAAGTGCCGGACCCCCTCTTGCGAGAGGGACGGTGGGATTCGCACCCACAGAATTCACTTTAGCAGAGTGGTGCCGGACTACCCGGCGGCGTGTGGGCACTTCGTAGTGGGCAGGGAAAGGGGTCCTCGTCCGAGTTGGAAAGCCTGGGAAGTTTTCGGGGCATAAGGCTGGACTCGAACCAGCTACCTTCGGGTTGTTGGCCCGACGCTCTACCTGATGAGCTACTCACGCTGCTTGTGGGCTTACCGTTGTGGGCGAGGAAAGGGTTTGACCATCCGAGTAGGCAAGCGTGTTGTTTTTGATCGAGTATGAATCGATTGCTCCACCACGGAGCATATTTTCCAGTTTTGGAGGAAAATGTTGGAGTTGAACCAACCTGCTTGTGCGCTTGCCAAAGTGGACGGTCAATGGTGGCAGGTCCAGGAGTTGCACCTGGCGGGCTTGTAGGATCATCGTTGTGCTCCCTCGGGTTAGGAAGGAGCGAGTGTGATGAGCCGGGTCGCTGTTGCGACCGGTTATGTACCGGTTGCCCCACTCCGGGGCGGCCCTGCCGTTGAGTTGTCGAAGAACGCTTCTGACATCCACTACTACCCGACTGGTGGAAGGCGGCAACCCCCCACCTCAACTCAGATGACCATCACTCCGCCGGGATGCACCTGGAAGCCGACCTTTCGGCCGTCTTTCAGAAACCGCTGAATCGAGGCAGCCATGTAGCTCGAGACGGTGGTGATGAACGGCAGGTGTTCTCCATCCTCGCAGGTGGCGGCACCCATCCCCGTCTCGTCGTCGATCAGGGCACCCATTTGTAGACTTTTCGCATCCCGATGTTGTTGATGGCTGCACGGCTTAGCCCATATTCATTTGCGAGCACGGCGAGCACCACCCCCGCTTCGTACCTCGCTCGGATGTCTCGAACTTCGAACTCCGATAGTGTTCCTCGTTTCTGTGCAGCCCGTGCGTGTCGAAACTTGTAGTGGCAGCACGCCGACATGTGGGGAAGCAAAATGTCTCGTAGATGGAGGACATCATCTTTCCGAAGGATCCCGATCTTCGGTCTCCCCCCGCCAGAGAAGACTGTGCGAGCCCGCACGCCGAATGTCTCCCGGAGACGGCAGATGAGATGTCGAACATCCTGTTCCGTGAAGCCATCCGTGCAGAGGATCAAACCCCCAGCCGAGTTGCCGGTCCCATCTCCGCTTACCCAGTCCGCGACTGATGCTGCTGTTAGTCGCACATCTTCTGGAACACACTTCACCCCGTTGGGATACCACCGCTGTCGCAACTCCCTAAGCTCGACGTAGGCAGGCACCCGAAGGGTGCATCCCGTGTATGGGGGGAGCACACGGCCATCAGGACGAACACGGGCAGATCGGATCACTTCATCGAGGGTGCTCAACACTCCCAAATCCGCAAGGTGACGCTGAACGTCTTCGACCCACCCGCGTCGAACATGACTCTGCTCAAGTCTCAAGCCGCCAAGGCGGCGAAGATGCCCATCTCCTAGCATCAACCCATCCACGATCTCGGTGAGACGTTCCAGTCGCTCCGGTGACAGAGCAAGTGGCTTTTCCTCCCACTCCGAAGGACGGCGAACATGCACACCCGCCTCTCGCAATCGGGAAAGGACGGTGGATCGACCGACCCCGAATCGACAAGCCAACTCCGCCGAACTGAGTCCGGAACGATATCCCTCGATGAGAGCCGCTACATCGAGATGTGCTGTGCGTCGATCTGCTCGTTTCTCTCGGCTAGAAGCGCGAGACCCCGCCAGGGAAGATGTTGAAATTGACTTGCTCTCCGGTGGCGAGGAATCGCTGCACGGCGAAGGCAAGATGAGAGGCGACGATGGTGATGAAGGGAAGGTGGGCTCCATCCTCACAGGTTGCCACACCCCCACTCTCGTTGTCAATCACAAAGTTCGAACTCCAGACCGCCCGCCCGAACCCGCCGTCGGGAGCCAGGGCCCCGTGGAGACAGGGGATGCCCTTGGCCCGCACGTAGTTCTGGATGATCTTCCGGCTGGCCCCGTTGTCGAGGCAGTCCACCACGAGGTCGGCCCCACCCAGTAGCTGCTCCACGTTGTCCGTGGTGAGCCGGTGCGGAACGGCGTCGATCTTGATGCCGAACAGACCCTGCATCGCCTGCTTGAGCGCGTCGGCCTTGTTCTTTCCCACGGCCATGTTCGTGTGGAACTGGCTCATGACGTTCTTACGTTCCACCCTATCCATATCCACGATACGGAATTGTGCGGGGATGTTTCGAGCGAAGAGCAGGAAATGGCTCCCCAAAGCCCCCACTCCCACCACTACGATTCGTGCCATAGCTTCCACACCTTTGACACGGAAACACCGTGTCTTTTCGCCGCTTCGCGCATCGTGCAGGTGCCTCGATCTTGCTTCACGGCGATGAGAGTTGACTCCAGGAGACGGCGACCCTTTCCTGTTTCTGGAAGGGGCCGAACGTGCTGGAACTTATACGCACAACAGGGCACAACCTGAACCCCGATGAGGTCTTGCACGCGGACAGCCATGTCGCGCTTCCCGATGAGAATCCTCGAGTGCCCCCGCTGGTCGACGAGGCGGGTGGCTTCGATGTTGAGATCCGACTGAAGGAGGGCTACCAGTCGGTCAACATCTGCTGCGGTGAAGCCGTTGGTGTAAAGGCCAAGCGTACCTTTCTGGTCGCCTCCCGTGCCGTCCCCACAAAACCAGTGCCGAAGGGACGTGGGGGTGAGCCGCAGATCGAGGGGAGGGGCTTTGGCTCCGTTTAGGTGCCACCGTTCCCGCTCTGCTACGAACTCGACGTAGCTTCGTGTTCTGAGGACGAGGTAGTCCCCGCCAGGGGACATCCGCCCGTCTTTGAATTGTGAGGGCTGGATTGTTCGCTCGTCGAGGGTGGACAGCACACCCTGGGTGCGAAGCTCTTCTTGTAGTTGTTCCAGCCACCCACGCCGAACAGGACTCTGCCAGAGCGTGACCCCAGCACTCTTACGACCTTTCCCACAAGAAATCGAGGCATCCGAGAGGAGCATCCCGTCAAGGATGGACCGAAGTTCGGGCGTGATTTCAATGTGGTTGGCCCGTGCCGCGAGGTACTCCTCGCGGGTTCGCAGCAACCCTTGTTCTTGAAGATGAGCTTGCACAGCACTCGGGGCGCGGCTCAACCGTATTGCAATCTGTCGAACACTCTGCCCCGACTGATAGCTCGCGACGACCTCTGCGATCTCGGACTGTGTGAACGGTTTCCGCATGAGCACAGCTTACCGTGTGTTCCTCTCTACGTCAAACGTCGAAGTCGATCACCTTGAGCCTCTTCACCTTCTCGGGTTGAGGTTGGGCCGGTTCTCCTTGCAACGGAGGGCGGTCTGCCCTCTCCGCAGGAGTTCCATGAGGTCGAAGATGGAGGTGTCCGGGCTGTACGCGGAGACGTGGACGGTCCCTTGCCAGATGCCCCAGTGAGGCGGCTGGCTCGTGTCCCCGACTCGGCGGAGGTGCTTGCCCGTCTCGTCGATGGCGAACGCCACGAGGCTGGACGGGAACGCCACGACCTCGAACCCAGGCTCCCGGTACGCGGGATGTCCCCCGTAGGTGGTGATGAGCGTGTCCATCAGGACTCCTTCTCGCCCGACCAGCCCATGCCGCCCTCGGTCCGGTGCTTGCGGACCCGGCGGACGAACTCGTCAGCGTCCTCTCGGTGGATTTGGAGCTTGTGATAGTCGGCGGTCTCGCCGAACCACCGCAGGTCTGACCCGAGGTCGGCGGAGCCGTGCTCACCCGCCAGGTAGTGCCGGGCGTACTGACACTGCATTCCGCAGCGGTCCCGGGCCACATCCCCGAAGTGGATGTAGTCGGAAACGTCCGAGGGGACAGAACGCTCGGCCATCAGGAACCTCCAACCCTCATACGCATCAGAGGGGAGGTTCTGAACCTACTTGCCGAACTTCTGGCGAAGCCGCTCGTACTCGGCCCGCTCCTCTTCCTCTTTCTCTTCGTCCTGCTCGGCCTGGCGTTCGGCGGCGATGGCCTTGTAGATGGCCCCCACATCGGCGGGGAAGTCCTCGGCCACGGCGTAGATGTGGGCCCGTGCCACCGAGTACTCCCCGGTGTACCGGTCCGCCAGAAGCTCTTGGACTTCGCGGAGGGCGGAGGTGCGATCCACAGCCTTGAGGGGGACGATTTTCGTCCCGCACCCAATGGTGTAGTCGCAACCCCCGTCCTGGTGCAGTTCCACGATGAACCGCATCGTCATCAGGCTCCGAACGGAGTCTTCGGACGAAGCTGGATCAGGCGGAACGGCCGCTGCTCGTTCGGCGGGAAGCGATCGACGACGAAGTCGTCGAAGGACGCCCCCGCGTTGGCCCCGATGCCCGGGATGCCGCCGTTGCGGACGGCCTCGGTGGCCCACCGCTTCACGTCAGCGTCCGGGGCGTCGAACGCCACCGGGTCCGGCAGGTCGCCGTTCTGACCCGCGAAGGTCACGTTGAGACGAGCCTCGAAGTCCGCCAGAGCGCGGACCGGCAGGTTGATTCCCTCGACGATGTTCTCCATTTTTCACCTCTGCTCATAGGATTGACGACGTAGTTCTTCGACCCACATACGCTGGGCGGGGTCCGACTGAACCTCCCACCCGACATATTCGTGTTGGTGTGGACCCTCCCACCGAAGCTCGATGAGCCGATCCGTGCTTGTGATCCACCAGCGGAGGCGACGCCCGAGGCCCGCCTCCACACCCGCGAAGGTGGTCACGTCCGTGTACGACGGCCCCGGGAGGCCGCTGCCCGGATGGGAGTGGGCAAAGCCCGCCAGCCGATCCCGGTTCTCCCAGAGGATGTCCCACAGGTCGCGGCTGTCCGGGAGAGCCACGCTCGTCCGGTTGGGCGGCAGGTGCCAGTGGATGACCGAGCCATCCTTGGCGATGACGACCCCGACTTCCATCACGCTGCACCTTCCTGCTTTGCCGGGAGGTCTGGGACGAACGTGATGCTGACCCCGAGAGACGGGAGCCCGTCCCAGGTGTAGCCGATGATGCGGACGAGGTAGCCGCCGGGCACAGAAGTGCGCTCGGTGACCACGTAGGGCCCGTTGTCGTGGGATTCCACCCGGTCGATCTCTTCCCAGTGGAGGTTGTCCGCATCCCAGTCCATCAGTAGTCCTCGTCTTCGTCTTGGAAATCTCCATCATCGTTGCGGACGTACCCGCCACGCTCATCGACGTGGCGGAACACCACCAGCCGACGCTCCCTCTGGGCCTGTCCGATGACCCCAGGGAGAGACTCGAGCGTGAACCGGGTGTCGCCCCGCTCGCCCGAGCCGTGATCGACGAGGCAGATGCCGGAGTCGATGATGCGAAGCGTCTCCTTCTGGGCGACGCACTCGAACCGACGACCCGAGTACCGGAACTGGACGACGGCCTCGCCCGCGACCCGGGAATCCCGCCAGTCGAGAAGCTCGGCACCACCGACCGCCAGAGCCGCCTTGGCGGCTGCCCCGAAGTCGAGCTTCGCCATCTCGCGACGACCATCCCCGGTCCCAAGCTGACGAGCCAGTTCGGCCCGACGGATCTCGGCAGCCTTCTTGGCCTCCTCCTCCCGTGCGAGACGCTCGGCCTCCGCCCGAAGGCGCTCTCCCTCGGAACGGTTCCACGACTCGAACCTGAAAGCCAGGTCGAGAGCGGGCGTGACGTTGGTGATGTCGCTGACCGACGGCTTCCGGTCCTGGTAGGCGTTGGTCACCTCGCCCTCGGGACCGAGAGGGAACTCCTGGCCCACGTAGATGAGGCGACCATCCTCCCACCGGGCCACCTTGACCCGAGCGAACCGCTCCAGGCCAAGCTCAACCAGGTGAACCGGCTCCGTCTGCTCGATGATCTTGGTCGGCTCGACAGCCGCCGCCACCCCGTCCGGGATGAAGCGGTCGCCGACGAGGTAGCCCTTCGAGAACTTGGCCCCGGCGAACACCTCGTCGATGTTGGGCTCAACGAGTCCCTTCCAGGAAGCCTTGCGACCCCCGGTGATGTTGAACTCGTGCCAGCCGTGCTCCTTGGGGAGACGGCCCTCGACCTGGAGGACCCGACGCTGAGCACGGATCTCCCGCCCACCGGTCCAAGGGACGGTGACGGACTCATCCGGCTTTGCGATCAGATCCTGCCAGCCCATCAGCGGCACTCCTGCACGATGACCGTGCCTTCCATTACGCCCATGGCCGTGTCGGCCTTGAACGTGGTGGTCTCCGGCACCTCACCCTCCCGCATGGGGCGGTAGGCGTACCAGAGGTCCGTGTCCTTCCAGGTGATCTCGGTGAGCTTCTCACCGCAGGGCAGGTCGAGGTGCATCGTCCCGCCGAAGGACTTGGCCATCTCGTTTTCGGAGCAGGCCATGAGGAACATGAGGGGGACGAAACGCATCAGAACTCCTGTGAGGACTACGGTTGAGGTGGGTGGGTCTGAACCCACCTCCTTCGCGCACTACAGCGCGAAATGGGGCTTCTTGAGCAGGTCCGTCTTGAGGATCTGCTCGACGAGGGAGACACGCGGGACCGCGCGAGCCGCCACAACACCCTGCACGACCGGGGTGGCCGCGATCATGTTGCGGAGCGTGCGCGGGAGCGAGTACACGTCCTCGAAGATGCCCTTGTCGATGTTGAAGCACGGGATCCCGAGCGAGGCCGCCGTCTGACGGACAGCCCGGTCGTGCTCCCCGCCCGACACCTTCAGGAGACCGAAGGCGACCGGGTTGAGACCCGAGCCACGAACCGCGTGGGAGAACTCCCCCGCCTGCTCGTCACCGACGAAGATGAACAGGGCATCCTCGTCCGCCCCCGGCTTGAACGCCTGGAGCGCACGGACACCCGCACCGTAGTCGGTGCCACCGCTCGCCGTGATGCCACGGAAGGCGGCCTCGACACCCTTCGAGGAAGCGTGCTTGATCTGCACCTCACGGCCCGACGTGTTGAACACGGAGACCTTGACCTTCTCGAGCGGGAACCCGCCGAGGAGCTTGGCGATGTAGTCCTTGGACTGCTCGATGGCGTTCTGCATCGAGCCCGAGATGTCGACCATGAAGTAGATGGTGAGGCCCTTCATCACCTCCTCGACCGCCTTCTTGACGGCGGTGTCGGCGGCGACAGCCAGCTTCTCCTTCGTCTCCACGTTCTTCACGCGGGCGGCGATGTTCACCGCACGCTGGTTCTCGGCCTTGGCGAGAGCCTTCTCCCACCGGGACTTCACCGGCTCCACGTTGATGAGGCCCAGATCCTCGAGGGTCGGGGTCGCGATGATGAGATCCTGGTCGGACATCGCACCGGACTCGACCGCCGCCGCCACGATCGCACGGGTGAGGCCCATCCCCTTCGGGAGCAGACCCACGATGCGCTTGTACGACGGCTTCGTCTCGACGATCTTCTGGCACACCTCGGCCTCGGTCAGACCCTCCCACGACTCCGCAGCCTGCACCTCGGTCCCGATGGCCAGCGAACGCCGACCATCCTGGGACTGAGCCTGCTTCCAGCGAAGGATCTCGAAGAACCGAGTCGTCTCCGGCTTGTAGTGGACGGCACGCGCCAGGGCCATGACCGTGGTACGCATGCCCGCCTTCACCATGCCCTCGAGCATCTTCGGGTTCTCCTCCCGGTGACGGAGGTACTTCTCGACGGCCTTCTCCCACCGGCCGAGGGCCGGGTTCTTGGCCGAACGGCCGAACCCAAGCTCACGGTTGATGGCCGCGATCCCCGGGAGACGCAGGAGGTCACCGACCCGCAGCAGGAGGCGCGGGTTCAGATCCTTTCCGTCGTTCCGGCGGATGAGGCACATGGCCTCACCGACATCGCGGAAGTCCTCGTCGTAGAACAGCACCTTCCCGTCCTCGACCACCGGATCACCCCGGCGGGTCTGAACGAGGAGGAACGCGGCCAGGGCGACCTTCAGATCCTTGTGCTCCTGGCCGAAGGCGTAGGAAGCCCACCGGGCCACGAACTCGTTGTCGAGCTTGTAGACCTCGGCGATCTGGCGGTACACCCACGAGGCGACCTCCGGGTAGAACCCCGGCTGACGGTACTCGCCGACGATGCGGCCACCGTCACGGACCTTCCCGTCCGCACCGATGACGCCCGCCCGAACCTTCTGGGTCTTGGTCCCGACCTTCCGGTTGAAGTAGGCGATCTTCTCCTTCGCCCCGCCCTCCGGACCCTCCTCCTTGTACGACGCAGCCTCCCACTTGACACCCGTGACGGTGCCCGGGGCCGGGACCACGATGCCCGGACGGTTGTGGATCATGTGGTCCTGGTGGGTGAGCAGCGTCTGGATGAGCCGCTCGGCCGGGCCCAGGGCCTCGACACGCTTCTGAAGATCGTTGTTCATGTGGTCTGTCTCCTTGAGTTCCAAGTGCCCCCCTCACAGGGGGCGAGTGTTCTCGCTGGTGTCTCCCGTCCCTACGCAGGAACGGGTGAAGTCTGAACGGTCGGTGTCGGTCTGAAACGAGAAGGGCCGCCTCCGGGGTGTCCGGAAGCGGCCCTTCATTGGGTCCTTCTGGACGGCTACAGGATGTCTGTCACGATGCCTGCGCCCACGGTCTTTCCGCCTTCGCGGACGGCGAACCTCATCCCCTTCTCGACGCCCACGGGCTTCTGGAGGTCGAAGGTGATGGTGGCTCGATCACCAGGGTTCACCTGGCCGACCTCGCCGACATCGACCTTGCCGGTCACGTCCGTGGTCCCGAAGAAGAACTGGGGCTGGTAGCCCGTGCCGAACGGCTTGTGACGACCGCCTTCCTTCGCCGAGAGGACGAAGATTTCGGCCCGACCCTTGGCGTGGGGCTTGATGGACCCCGGAGCCGCGAGGATCTGACCACGCTCCACCTCGTCGGCCTTCACGCCACGGAGCAGGAGGCCCACGTTCATCCCGGCCCGCACCTCGGCCACATCCTTGCGGAACGCCTGGGTGCCGGTCACGACGATCTGGCGAGGCTTCTCGTCCTCACCCATGAGGCCCACGAGTTCCACGGTGGCCCCGACCTTGAGGGTCCCGCGCTCGACACGACCCGTCACGACGGTGCCGCGACCGGAGATGGTCACGACGCCCTCGATCGGCATCATGAACGATGCGTCGAAGTCCCGGTTCGGCTCGGGGATGGAGGTGTCGAGGGCGTTCATCAGGTTCCGGATGCACTCGCAGGCGGGGTCGCTCGCGCCCTTGCCGGACAGGAGCGCCTCGAGGGCGGGCTTGGCCGCACCACGGACGAAGGTCACGTTCTGGTAGCCCTGGCTGGCCAACTGGTCCGAGACCTCCATCTCGACGAGGTCGAGGAGTTCGGGGTCGGACACGTCCACCTTGTTGATGAAGACGACGATGTGCTCGACACCCACCTGGCGGGCCAGGAGGATGTGCTCCACCGTCTGCTTCTGGGGGCCCTGGGAGCCGTCCACGAGCAGGATCGCGCCGTCCATCTGGGACGCGCCCGTGATCATGTTCTTGATGTAGTCGGCG